GCTCTGCGCACCCCCGGCTTTCCGGCCTGGCCGGGGAAGTACCTTTTCGGCTTTCGCGGAATAACGCACAGCGCGCACCACACGCCACGCAAGCACAGAAGCAATAGGGTATCATAGGCACAGCATAGATCGGCCCGCACAGCCTCGTTTATCGGCCTTCTATGGGCATCAGATAGTGCGGTTGTCACACCGCATCACAGAACATCAGGAGAAAGGGTATTATCAGGGCTATCCACCAGCCCACCACACCAGGGCACGCGGCATCATCCGTACCACAGCACAGCCGCAGGCATGACACATTCCATGTGTATCAACGTGTCACAATCACACCGCGCCTTTGATACATCCGAAGTGTCAGCACCACAGCCACCCATGACACATCCGAAGTGTGTGAGCACTGGCCCGTATCACAGGCCCGCTTACAGGGCGCATCGCAGGGCGCACGCTGCAACGTGGCAACGGGCACGGCTAACTAATAACATGCGTGATAATTAGAATTGAATCCAAAACCAGGGCGTTCGTCGCACAAGTCGGATAAAGGTCAAAGCGTGGCGGAATAGCGGAAATAAAAAAGCCCGCGCAGGGCGGGCCGGATGAGAGACGGGAAGGAATGGATATCAGCTATCGGAAGCGGTCACGCGGAAAGATGCCGTACTTTGCCTCGCGATTTTCTATGCAGATGCGTTTTTCTTTTTCGGTGCCCTCGATCCAGGCAAGCACGAGCGGCGCGTATTGCTCCACGGCATCGTAGCGGATAGCGCCGTATTTGACGCGCGGATCAAATCTTTCGGTTTCCCGGTTGTAGCGCTCATCGTCATACGACCAATTCACCAGGACATGCGAGCCGAAAAACTCCACGTCATCCACGGTAACGACGCGCCAGTCAGACCGCGACACGGTACGACGGTTTAGCGTCATTGGCTCAAGCGGCACCAGCGTTTTGACCTCAACCATGATTTTCTGGCCCGGCTCCAGGCGATGCGGGCGCACAAGGCGCACATAGTAACGGGGGATAGTTGCAATAGACATGGCGTCACCACTGAAGGAATACGGCGGCTAACAGCGCCACCAGGATAGCGAGATACGCGCCGGAAAGCGCGAAACAGAACAGGCGCATCATTTAGCGCCGCCCTGATACGGAATGCTGGCGTTAAGGTCAGCGATGATTTGCTCTGCGCTGCGCCCGTTGGTGCGGTCGATGAGCCACATAGCATCGGCGCTTTGACAGGCCAGATAGCGGTCATCAAGCTTTTGCTGGTTTCGATCCATCACAGCCACACACTGCGCGGGAGTGTCGTACATTTTCACATAGTGATGCGTGCATTCATCACCGCCGGAAATAAGCGGCGTACACACCGCCAGGATAAGAGCAATTGACATAATCAGCACCTCACAGAACAGATTTCAAAACGGTTAAGAGCATGGGCGCGGCCTTGCGGGTAAACAGCACGGCGCGCTCGCCATCAACAACGGTGAACACATCACACACCCAGCGATCGGCGTCGCCGTCATAGCGCAGATCGGCGTCGCCACGCGTGAAAATCAGGTCGCCCGATCCAGCCTTGCGGGTAAAGCCTTTAGCGCGCAGATGGCCGCGATACGTGTCCGCCTGGCGCATGGCCATCAGGAATTTATTAGCCACGGCTCACCGCCTTACTCACTGCGCGGCAGATGTCACGCGCCATGATGAACAGCGGGAGAAGAATCATTGCCGCGCCACCAGCTGCGATTGCACCAGCGACAACCACAAAGACCGCCACGCCGATAAACTCAACATTCAGAGCCAGTAAAGCCAGCGCCAGCAGGCCGCAAATCAGGAAAATCGTTTTCATGTGTCACCTCTCACCAGTTGATGTGGTGAATATACATGACATACACCGAGTGTGTCAAACACTTTCAGGCGTTGGCTAATTCGACCTCACCGGCATCATTCACGTATGCGCTGACCTCACCGAAAGCCTGTGATGCGGCTGTGAGCGCGTCGCGCAGCTCCTGGGGCAACACCTCGCGATCCCAGAATCCAGCGCCGTGACCGTTGCGGGTGAGCGCGAAATCATGGCCCGCCTGTGATGCGCTGTAGCCTTCAATGCGTGCGGCCTGTTTTACCAGCGGCTTATGCTTTGACAGGAAATCGTTACAATCCGCAGTGCATGAGCCGATCGCAGCGGTTGAAACATATCCCACCAGATCGGCGCTCACCGTTTCGCCGTTGATCTCGACAGTGGAAGAGAATAACAGCGCCTCGATATAGCCCTGGGTGAAATCAGCGGCAAGTTTCGTACGATCCATAATCACAACCTCATCAGTGGGGGCCGGGAATCGGCCTGATAAGAGAATATTAATGATACACCTGAAGTGTGTCAAACAATCATTTATTTTCGTGATGTGATAGTTAGCGAGCTATCCAAAACTAGGGCGTTCGTCGCGGATCGGAAATAAAAAAGCCCGCGATGCGGGCTATTGGGAATACTGAATTGATTTGATATCGCCGGGCCTGACCGTGTACAGGAAGCGCGGATTATGAATCAACACATGCCGCATGTCCCATTCAGCGCGCAACGATCCGGTTTCCTCGATAACGGATATCGCATCGAGCGGCGCGCGTAGCAACATGCCGCCGCGCGTTTCAATCTTAACGCTTCTCATCGTCTACCGCCTTAATCAGCGCCTCGCCCTCCTCCTGGCTGGGCCATGCGAGTTTAACGCATACGCCGATAGCCAGGACATAAAGAAAAACCTTATACGGCGACCCGGCAAACGGGATCGCCACTCCACCGAATACAGCAAGCGCGGCGCATACGGTAAATTTAACCGCCGCACGTTTTGCCGGGCCGGTCATGATACGCGCGCCACGTCGACAAAATCACTATTATCCGAGAGCGTAATGCAGATGGCGCTGCCGTTTGATTCACCGGCGCTCGCGTGAAAGCCCATCTCCTGCATTTCGCCATCAGTTACTCGCATGAAATTATCGAGGCAGTACAGCACGCCATCCGCCAAAAAATATTTTAAATCCGCGTCGCCGTCATCCCCGTATTCATCCGTTGCGGTGAGCTGATGCTCAACGGCCAGATCCCACCATGTTAATATTTCACAGCCGTAAGCAATGGGCTGTACACGAGTATTATTTTCCGTGTACCAGGTGACGCCCTCCACTAAATCCCCGTCAACGTCAAAATGCACCGCATCAAAACCGGCGTCTTTGAACTGCGCGATCATTTCGCCGAAAGATTCAGAAAACCCATAATCGCCGATCATCACTTCCCCGACATCGCTTTCAGGCGTTACGGCACCATAGCGGCAAATAATACCGGAAAAATCATTTTCCACGTTGTGAACGAAATAATATCCGGCCTCACACATAGATTTAAGGTTGGCAAGATCCGCAGGCGACACATGCGCAAGGGAAGTGTACAGGACACGGTAAGAAGCGGATTCAGACAGACTAATGGCACGCATAATAATTCCCCTTTCAGTTATTCGGATTAACACTTAATTAAAACCTTTTCCGCCGCTACTCACGGCCCGCGGGGCTTTCATATTTCGACGGCGGAAAGGCCAGAATTAAATATTATTCAGCTTTGACGGTGAACAGGCGATCGCCGTCGTAGGTCATAACGTATTCGCTAATGCCGTATTTGATACCCGCGCGCGTTTCCTCACACTGGCGGTTTATTTCATCCAGCATTATATTTGCCGCATACAACGCGTGCCCTTGAATATCGCAACCGTCCGCGACTTTCGGCGAATAATGCACCTTAATTCCTTTTGGTTTTAACCATGAATAAACACGCATATAAGCCGGGCCGGTATTAGTCGCGGGCATGAATTTAACCGTGATGGACATATTAAGCGGGCGAATATCCGGCACGTAGTCAATAATGAAAGTCCAGCCGTCGCCCACCGATGGCGCGCTGCATACGATCCCCCATAAAACGTTACGATTAGCGTTTAATTTAGCGACCAATTTTTCAGCGGCGGCACGATGATTAGCCTCACTGGACAGCGCCGGGTCTGCATCAATACGACAGGAGCCATTCCAGCACGCGGCACGTACTCGACCATTGCTATATTTAGTTTGAATAGTTTGCATGATGATCTCCTTAATTAAAATCGCGGGTATATTTACCGGTGAAAATGTCACGACCGTAGCGCTGGTAAACTACGCGCAGAAGGTCGCCATCATTCAGGATGTCAGCGTCGGTAAAATCTGCGCCCCAGGTGAAGGAGACGGGGGAGACTTTATTAACATGGATCGTGCTGCGCGTTTCAACACGTGCATCGCCGGAAACATCGCGGATAATGGCAATGGTGAGCCAGTGTTGAAGGGTTTCGCCTTTGAGCGTGTGATAGACCTTTTCCATATTTTCGCCTCATCAGTTTTTAGATGGGGGCCGCTGCCCCGATGAGATGAATAGTAGTGATACACCCGGAGTGTGTCAAAGACTTTCTACAAAAATTTTCACAGATTCGCTAAATGCCTGGTTTATATGGAAATCCAGAACGGCCCGGCCCACCAGGGCGCGCCGCCCACCTCGTAAGCCATTGATTCACAAGAAAACCACGCCGCCCAGGGCGCTGAAAATTCGATAAGTGCTTGATTCACATAGAAAAAGCAAAAATCGCGTATTTTCACACGTTTTCGGCGCCACCCTGGGCCGCCCGGCGCCACGGCCCTCTTTATATACGCGCGAGGCGCGCCGCCCGCGGGGCTTACTTCAAAAAGTTACCCGGCTGTCGATCGAGCCGACGAGGTTTTGCGGCTGTTCAGGAAAATCCCCGGCTTACTTCAAAAAGTTACCCGGCTGTCGCTCGCTTCCAAAATTTTTGAATGACTTCCTTACTTCAAAAAGTCAGCCGGTTGTCGCGCGGCGCCACGGCGTTTCCTTACTTCAAAAAGTTACCCGGCTGTCGGTTTTCCGTGACGAACGCCATGCCGCGCCGCCTTACTTCAGAAAGTCAGCCTGCCCCCGAGCGCCCAGAAAAAGTTTGACACATCCGAAGTGTAGTTATATCTTTCTCACATCTTCAAACGACACACGGAGTAATAAAATGTCAAACGAGCACGACGACGTATGGGATCTGCCTGATGATGTGGACGCGCCGACCGGCGGCAACACAGCCACCAGCCTTACTGCGCAGGCTATCACCGCAGCCCTGCTGTCTGCCGAGCCGGACGTAGACCTGCCGGGCAACGGCCGCCCGGGCAGCGCCATCTCCAACCTGCTGTCTCTCAAGCCTGGCGGAAACTACTCGCGCAGCCTGAAAATGCCGGACGACATGACGCTGGCCGAGGTTCGTCAGAACATGAACGAATGGAAGCGCCAGCTGCGCCAGTCGCTGAATCAGTCCATCCGTCACGCGAAGAGCGTCGACAACCGTAACTTCACAATGGAGACCAACGCCACCATCACGCCGAGCGGCGTGGTATACGTGCAGGTCATCGTAACGCGCACGGCCTGACCGCCAGCGCACCCATAGGCCCGGCACCTCTTCGCCGGGCGTACCACCCCAACCGGAGCAGAGAAATGATTCGACATAATGGCAGCACCATCCCTCCCGTCACCAGCGACCGACCGACGTTCGTCATCGTTGTCGGCCCGCAGGGCTGCGGAAAAACCACCTACGCCTATGCGCTTAAGGAGAAGCTTAAATGCAAAAGCGTCCTCGACAGCTGGGATGGAAATTTCCGGGATCTGATTAACATGACTTCTTTCGCTGCGCGGTGCAGAGCTGCAGGCAAACAGGTCGAAACCTCCCTTTTGGGCTGGCGCTTTCTGGTTCTGACGAACGTTGCACGTCAGGAAAAACTCACTAAAACCCGCGACAAACTGGAGTCAGAGGGATTTTCGGTGGAAATCATGTTCTTCGATGAGGCACTCAAGCTTCTCGGCATGGAGAATCGACAATATAAGCCCGCCGCACCGGAACAGGGGAAATCCCGTCCTGACGTCATCGGTGTCGGCCAGCAGGGCAGCGGAAAAACCACCAGCTTTAAGCTGCCCGACCTCAATCAGATGCCTCGCGTCATTCAGCTGGACGACGTGCAGGGCGAAACCTCATTCATCTTCCAGCAGGGCTTGCTGACCCGCATCGAAACACGCATCGATCGGGAAGAAGGCATGGCCATCGCAGGCGCGCTGACTAACCACTTCCAGATAATGCCGAATGAAATCGCCCCGCTGACGCTCGGGATCGACCGCGAAAAGACGAAGCCCTGTGAGCACAACTGGGTTCCTCATTCCTGTCCCGACATCTACCAGGAAGATTATCTGGTCTGTTCAAAGTGCGGGCATCACAAATGAAACCACGGCTGGTGGCCGCCATGTCCGGTGGCCGAACCTCGGCGCACATGACGTACCGGCTGCTGCAGGAGAAGTCAGACGAGTACGACATTAAAGTGCTTTTCGCCAACACTGGCTTTGAGCACCCGGCCACGCTGGACTTCGTGCATAACTGCGACGTTCAGCTGGGCTTCAATACCGTGTGGGTGGAGGCGATAACGCACGAGCAGAAAGGCGTGCGCACCGGCTGGAAGGTAGTGACGTACGAGACCGCCAGCCGCAAAGGTGAGCCCTACATCGAGATGTGCCGGAAGTATGGGCTACCGAACACCAACTACCTGCACTGCACGCGGGAGCTGAAAGAGATACCGATCCACGGGTATCTGTGGGAGGCGCTGGGCTGGGCCAAAGGGGAATACCTGACAGCCGTCGGTATGCGCATTGACGAACCACGGCGCATCAAGCCTAAAAAGCCTGACCGCCAGACCCGGCAAAACAAGGTGTACCCGCTGGCGCACTGGTGGCCAACCACGAAAGAAGATGTGCTCGACTGGTGGGAGTTTATGCCGTTTGACCTGGGGATACCTGAGCACTGCGGAAACTGCGTTTTCTGCTTTAAAAAGTCTGACGCGAAGCTGCTCCGGGCCTTCCAGGACAATCCGGAATACTTCCACGCCGCGGCGGAAATGGAGAAAAGCTGTGGTGACGTCGGGCCAAATGTGGTCGAAGGGCCACGCAAGATGTACCGGGGCTTCCGTAGCGCCGCTGACCTGATAGCGACGTTTAGTGAAGTCGATAATGACTACCGGCCGTTGTATGAAGATGCGCCGGGTAACTGCACTGAAGAGTGTAATCCTTTCGGAGAAGACTGGTGAAAAAGAAACATCGTGACGTAATGATCGACATTGAGACGCTCGGCCGTAGCCCGGGCTGTTCGGTGCTGTCCATCGGCGCCGTGGCTTTCGACCGCTACACGGGCGAGATCGGTGAGACGTTCTACTGCTGCATGGGCTACGAAAATGCCCGCGCCTTCGGGCACGTTGACCCCGACACCCTGGAATGGTGGCAGAAACAGTCAGACGCCGCTAAGCAGGACGCGTTTAATGGCAGCGACAACCCGCGCGAGAGTGCCCTTAAATTCATTCAGTGGCTGGACGGTAATGACCTCGTTTGGGGCAACGGATCCGTGTTCGACATCACTATTCTGGAAGCGTGGTTCGCTCAGCTGCATCTTCCGACACCGTGGAAATTCTGGAATATCCGCGACGTTCGTACGGCGGTAGATCTGGCAGGCATAAACCCGTTGAAGTTCGAACGAGAAGGCACATTCCACAACGCCCTCGATGATGCGATTCATCAGGTCAAATACATGTCCGCTGGGATCCAGTGGCTCCGTGACAAGATTTAAGGACACCAACATGGAACAGAAAGAACTGATGAACCTGGCCGTGGCTGTGGCTAACAAATTTGACGGTGTATCGCCGATCAAAAGCATTATCGCCGAGCTTAACGGCGGTGTGGCAGTGCGGATTAAAGACCTCAACCCGTCGCTCTATGACGCGGTGGCGGCGCGCCTGAACGTGCTGCTTAACGGCACGAAGGTGGCAGGCTATGCCTATAACTCCACCGTGGCGCCGCAGGGCCGCCAGCCGGGTTCGTACGCTGCATTTGCTGCGCCTTATGACAAGATGGCGGAGGATTTAAAAGAGGTTAAGTATTCCCCTGTGCAGGCGGCTGAAACCGACACCAGCGCCGCTCAGTTTGAATCGCTGGCCGGTCGCGACGTCATCGACACCCGCGAGAAGGCGCAGGCCGAGGTTGAGCGCCTCCAGAAGCAGTGGGATCTGCTCGACGAAAATGAACTGCTTCGTGCGCTGATGGACAAGATGGAAGAGCGCCACGGAGAAGAGTTCAACGCCTTCTTTGAAGCCACGGTTCGTCAAATCATGATCGGCAACGGCATGACCGAGCTGCGCATCAACACGGCTGAGGTGCTGAAAACGCTGGTCGAATCGCGGCCCATGCGCATCACCGAAGTTCCGGGCTTCCTCGTCTACGAGCTGGTGGAGGACAACGATGCTTGACTGGATATTGCAGCACCGGGCGGAGCTGACCGCGATCGCGTGGTTCGGCAATCTGCTTATCTGCGCGCCGCTGGTGTACATGGCGTTCAACACCTGGCGCTACCACACGCGCTTCCGCCGCCAGATGGCCATCAACGCCTACCTGCAGGGCCGCTATGCCGTGTTTGACAGCCATGTGCGCAGCGGCGGCGCGAACACGGCACTGTCCACCAGCATCAAAGAGCAGCTGATGGCGCAGTACAACGGGCAGGCCGAGAAGAACGGCGAGCAGTACCTGAAAGAATACGTGCGCGGCGTGAAGGATGCTCGGGCTGACCTTAGCCGCCTGCTTTACAGCGTGGAACTACCGACCAAAGGGGATGAAGATGAGCAAGGTTAACGTGTCAGACGAGGCGTGGAAGCTCGGCGCCGTGCCAACGAAAACGGCAATGGCCATCAACACGCTGGTGGCCCCGGTAAGCGTGGCCATCGCACCGCTGTTTAACGATCTGGAGCGCCGCCACGGGCTCAAGATCCGCCTGAGCTGGACAGGCGTTATCGCCGAGCGCGACGGCGACGTCGTGTTTGAGAAGGGCCGCTACACCCCGGCCAAAGCCGTAGGGCACGAGCAGTGCGCCCAGCAGCGCGCCTACGCGTACATGCTGCTGCGCTGGTGCTGCACGCACTACCCGACTGAGCTGCTTCAGCAACACAAAGGCTGGCTGTACGGACAATAACCTCTTACCGCAGGAGATAACCATGCGGAACTGCAATCTGATCGGCTGCGAAATTCGTTTTCGCGACAGCTATAACAACCGCGTCTATCGCGGTCTTGTTAAATCGCATCACCCGATGTCTCGCCCGGACATGCGGGTCTACCTCGTCCACCATCTCGTGCATATCAGCGGCCACGCTGAGAGCCCGGAAGTGCAGTGGGCGGTAACGCAACACGAGATTCTGGAAGTGCTGGGGGAGCCAGGTAATGTCGAATAACTTGAGCATTGAAGAGATTCTGCAGGCCTTGCGCATCGCATCGCAGCAAGGTCTCGATGGCGTATCGGTAGATATCGGGCAGGTTCGCAAGATCCTCTCTCGCATTGACTACCTCGAAGACTACAAAGAGTGGTACGAAGAAGCGATGGAGGCCTCAAACAAGCACGGCTACGTGGGCATGTCAGCGGCGCAGGTTATTAACGACCTGGCGTACGGACTGAAACAGGCGGAGAGCAAAGATGTCGAATAACCCTAACGTTGCGGGCAAGCAGCACCGCAGAACGATGGCGGCCCACTATGACCGCCTGACCCGGATGGACACCGACATGGAGCTGTGGCTCACGCAGATCGAGGAAGAGCTGCACGCCTTCTACCCGGTGCTTCTGAATGAGCTGGCCGAGTCGACGAACCCCGAAGACGAGGCGCTGTTTAATGACCTCGATAAGCAGTATTCCCGCCAGTGCGCCAGCCTGCAGGCCGCACGGGAGCGCATGACCGAAGCGCTGACGCATGTCCGCAAGGCGGTTGTGCCGGGCGCGCAGGAGAAAACCTTCATTAACGTGACACCGGAGACATTCCAATGAAACTGAAGCACTTCGATAAGTTCCAGCACTACTACCTCGATAAGATCGCCGAGAACGTCCGCGAAGGCAAAGACGTGGCGGCGGCGCTGCTGACCATTCTGGATCTGCACGAAGGCGAAATCGACCACGAGTCCGCCATTCAGCTCATCCACGACCGCCTGAAAGAGCACCCGGCCAAAGACCCGGCGCACGGCCAGTGGCGCACCTGGGGCTTCGTACCTCCGCACTACGCGGTGCCGGAAGACATGTACGCGGGTAAAGAAGACGGCGAAGATAAATATGTGCAGCCGCTGGTCGTCGAGATCCACGAATGCAATTCCCTGGTAATGTGCATCGAGAAGCGCGAGCGCGTGCTGCCGTCCAGCTCCATCAACGACAAGCTGTTTGAGCGCGCCGCCGAGATGAAGGCACGCGAAGAGCGCGAGCTGAACCGCAAAGACTACGCCATCCTGAAAGACGAGGTGACGGCGCAGCTGCTGACCACCGCGCCCATCCGCCGCAGCCGCATTTACGTCATGATCGACGGGCTTGACCTGTATGTCTTCACCGGCAGCCAGAAGGCAGCAGAAGATGTCACGGCGCTCATCCGCAAGGCGTTCAGCTCGCTCCCTACGGTGCCCGCGTACGTCGACCAGGGCGCCATGCAGCGCTTCTTCCGCAGCATCCTGCTCCGTCACTCCGATGTGGCAGACCTTTTCCTGCTGGGCAGCCACCTGAAACTCGTGAACGATGAGAAAGAGACCATCTCGGTCAAAGACGGCGAGCTGGCTGAGCCGCGCTACCGCGATCTGCTGGCGTCCGGCTTCTTCCCGACGGAAATGGAGTTCCGCTTCATGTCCAATCTGCCTGGCATGGAGAACATCTGGGCGAAGATGAACCACAACGGCGACGTAAAAGCGTTCTCCACCAGCGCCGAGAGCGATGACGTGGACTTCGGGCAGGAATATGATCGCGGTGACAATGCTTTCCAGCTGTGGATGAGCGAGCTGTGGGTCATGCGTCGCGCCATCGTTGCCTTCAGCACCGCGATGTATCGCACCGGCGTCACCGTTAACCGCTCGGCGCTGGAGGACTACGCGGACGGCGACGATATCGCGGTGGCCAAAGAATCGAAGGCTAAGGCGAAAGGCGGCGAGCCGCTGCCGGAAAGCGAAGAGGACATGGTGGATGACGAGTGGGATCTCGGCGAAGAAGAGAGCGAAGACGACGATGACGATATCTGACATCTCCCCTGAGACCAGGCAGAAGCACGAGGAGCTGCTGGCGCGACTGGCCATCGGCGACTCGTTCTTCCTGGAGAACGTCCTGCCCAAGCACTGCACGTACCTGCGCAAGCTGGGCTATAAACTCAACCTGAGGCTGGCTTTCCGGTTCGTCGAGCGCGACGAGATTTACGGCAAGACCGGCACGCGGATCAAGAGGGTATCGTGATGGGCAGATACGTCAGCCTCGAAACCGAATACTGGCAGGACAAGGGCACTGGCCAGATTATCGAATGCCCGGCAGGCCTGGAGCGCGATGAGCTGTGGCGCAAGACGTTCCGCCAGGTGCGTCTGCTCCACCACCCGGAGAGCTGCTGCCTGATGGTGGAAGACGTCGGCACCTGCATGTCGTACCTCGATGACCCGCTCGTCGTCGAGATAGATCTGGAGGCATATAACTGGTGGAAACTTATTTACGAGAACCCGGATATATGATTTACTGCATTCCAGCTCCGACGTATCACACTCACTGGTAAGTGCATCACCCAAAGCCCGGATTAGTCACCCGGGCTTTTCTTTTGCCCAGATTCTTCTTGACACACGCAGAGTGTGTAATTAGTATTCTCATTGCCACCACAGTGAGATATGACTATGAAACTGAGCAAACCCGTTCCGCGGATCCGCCCGTTTGACCAGCGCGACCCGGACAAAGTTACCCTCTATCCTTTCCCCTGGCCTGACGGGCAGCGAGTCATCGTTGTCACCAACGGCACTGAAATCCATGTCTACGACACCGCCGGAGACGCCACAGGAACGTCGCTGAACGGCTTTTCGCTGGCGCTGGAAGATGAGTTCAGGAAACTCTACTCGTCGCTCTACAGCGAGCCCAATCCGCGATTCACCCGCAATGGCGTGCAGGTTAATTTCCCGTGGCACGCGTTCGACGCCATGCTGTACGACAAAGACAACGGCGGCCGTGCCGATAAGCTGCGCTCGCTGATGGCCGACTGGTGCTTTGACCCGGAATGGCCAGCACCGGCGGAAGACGTGGCCGCCATGATTATCGCCCACATGCCGTACGACCACTTCCTGCGCGGTGCCGACACCGTGGATATGTGGCAGCGCCGGGCAGACCTGAAGCGCGCGCTGATCCGCATGGGCGCGGCAAACCCTTACTCTGTGCCCTCACCCATCCTGCGTTTCCCGGTCATCGCCCCGCACAGCTGGGACTGGCCGCTGCAGGGCTGCGCTGGCAGCTCCCGCGTACGCTTCTGGGTGCAGGTGCAGAATTGTTTTGACGCTGGCTTCGGCGGGTGTCTTGTAGTGGATGTCTGGCAGCCGTGGTCTGTGCGCGGTGATGCCTTCCAGTTAATAACCGATGAGGAATCAATCTGATGACTAAATTAATTCAAACCGGCCAGCTGGTCGTTACCGATGCTCCGAAGTTCCCGCGCATTCTGGCCGTCGAGCTGGTCAACGGCGATCAGGTTGTCGCGCGCTGCAGCCAGAAAGACAAGCTGGAAATCCTGTGCAGCGACGACGTGTCCGTCGTGGACGAACGTTATGCCGCCATTCTGCTGGCGCTGGTTAAACCGGAGTCCGGCGCCGCGTGCCGTGATTATATCCGCGACGCCGCCGATGCGCTCTACCAGGCAGGCTTCTCTGCGGGTGGCGTGTTCCCGGGAACCACGCTCGTGACCAGCATCGTCAATCGGGCAGTCACTAACTCCATTGGCATCCACGTCAATGAGAAGGACTACGGCAGGCTGAGCGAAGAGGGTATGCGCGAAGTCATCAAAACCGCCAATGAGTTCCGCGAAGAGGTTCAGCCGGAGATTCAGGAGCCTGAGCCACGCAGAATCCCACCTAAACGTAAAGCTGACGGCGTAGGATTTTAACAATGGTCACTGTCCGCATCATTCCCGGCGCCATACGGCAAATCTGGCAGCCCGAGCCTGAGCGGGCCTCATTTGAGGTGCGGGTCGACGAAGACCTGGACGTCATGTCACTGGAACTGCCCAGCGGGACGCGAGTCGCGCTGGACTACACCGCGATCTGCGACATGGTGAAAGCCATCGAAGCGCGGAAGAAATGAGAGGTAGCTATGTCTCTTGAGCATAAAGACGTCGTACGCATGAACGACGAATATTCATGCAAGGTATGCGGTAAAACATGGGCTGTGGACGATAAAGACCCGCCTGAGTGCTCGCCGACCGCAAGAAAAGGCGTTTCCCGCCCGCATCTTTCCAGCGGCCTCCCGATGCACCGAATAATTCCGCGTTCAAATCGCGTGCAGGAAGAAGTTAATCGGATACGGGAGAAAGTAGTCGGCAACGCCCCATTGGTCGCCCAGGCATATGATGAGCTTGAGAATCGGGTGCTCGCCCACGTCGCCAGTGGTGCCTGGCCCACACCGCCACTGAGCGGGATTTTGCAAGCGTTCGTCGTCAATGACGAGACGATGCAACGCGCGATGCTGGTCTATGCGCCGGACAAAAACAGCGCCCGCCGGTATGTCGAGGCGATGACGAAGCGCGCCGACCTCGAAATCCGCCGCATCGGTGCAATGGATCAATATGCGCGCGGCCTCAGCTCCTACTGCGAGGCCAATCCGCTGACCCTGCGCATCGCCAAAAACACATCTCGGCTTAACGTCGTATCACCGGCTTCCTGGCGTCTGTGATGAATTACTATAACGAGTACGATCCGGTCGCAGCTGAAAGGCTGCGGCTTCTCATTGACGCCGGGCTTATCCCGATGGGCATCGTAGACACGCGGAGCATTTTAGATGTCAGACCACAAGACCTCCGTGGCTTCACCCAGTGCCACTTCTTCGCAGGCATCGCCGGATGGCCGCTTGCCCTGCGACTCGCCGGGCTCCCGGACGATCTCCCGCTGTGGACGGGTAGTCCTCCGTGCCAGCCTTTCAGCGTGGCTGGAGCAGGCCTCGGGGCAAGAGATTCACGTCACTTGGCTCCGGCCCTTCTCGATCTCATCGCAGAGTGTCGTCCTCCAATGCTCTTCGGCGAGCAGGTTGCAGCGGCAGTTAAAAAAGACCACTGGCTTGACGCTTTACTCATTGAGCTGGAAGAGGAAGGTTACGCCTGCGCAGCGCATGTACTGCCAGCTGCAGGCGTCGGCGCTCCGCACAAACGCGACCGATTATTTTTCGCGGCCTTTCGCCTGGACGACACCGAGTCACTCGGACGGGCGGCGCGGTTGGTCGGGCATCACGGCCAACATGACGGGCAGCTCGCTGGCGCAGCAGGCGAAGATGACCAGCTGGCATACGGCGATAGCGAACGATGCGAAGGGCAGCGACTACAGCACATCGGCGGGCCGGAAAATCCTGAAGCTGGGCGGGGAGGCGAAGCTGGCGATATGGCCAACATCGAGCGCGACGGATCACAAGGGCGGCTATCAGGGAGGACGGATACGCAACGGCAAACTGTCAGTGGACAGACTGGACGTTGCCGCGCAGCTGGTTATGCCGGATTGCCCAGTGCGGATCACGGAGACTGGGGAAGTGCTGACTGGCTCTTCTGCCGGGATGGATGCTTCAGGCCCGTTGAACCCGGAACATTCCCGCTGGCTCATGGGGTACCCGGCCGCGTGGGGCTACTCAAAGGATATGGTAACGCCATCGTACCTCAAATCGCTGCCCGGTTCGTCAGCGCAACTGTTATCGCAGCTTATGAGACTGAACGAAGCGATTTATAGAAACCGATTAGCATGGGAGCAGTTTAATGCCATCTCAAGTTAAATGTACATACTGCGGAAAACCTGCGGAGCTGGCCAGCGGCACAGACCTGTATCCGCACCGCGAAGACCTCGCCGACAAGAAGTTCTGGCGTTGCGTGCCATGTGACGCCTATGTCGGCTGCCACAGGGGAACAGAAGCCCCAATGGGAACGCTGGCCAATAAAAACCTGCGCGCCGTCAGGAGCGAAGCGCACCGCCTGTTCGACCAGGTGTGGCGCAATGGCAGGCACTCCCGCGACGTTGCATACAGGATGCTGGCCCGCGCCATGCGCATTTCCGTGGGCCGCTGCCACATTGGACACTTCAGCATCAAGCAGTGCCGCCGGGTGATTCACATTGTTAAATCATGGGGATACAAATGAGCAAGACATTTGACGAAATTATCAGCGAGCAGAAAGGCAAGACGCTGACTTTTACCACCGAGCAGATGCTGGACTTTTTCAGCTGGGCTTTCCACGCTGGACACGACACCAGCCGTCACACGCCTAATATCGCGGGAACCATCAAGCACTATTTCATCCACACCGATGAGTTCCATGCGCTGTCCAGCAACAAGGACAGAGGCCAGCAGCTCTTCCTCAAGCTGGTGGACGACGCGATGGAGCGCGCTGAGGCAGCCATGCAGAAATTCCCCCAGCCCAACTATGTGCTGACCAAATTCGGGGAAGAGGCTGGCGAGGTCACAAAGGAATGCGTCCATTATCTCGAAGGACGAGGCAGCTGGCACCGGGTTGAGTCGGAAATGGTTGACGTGCTTGCAATGATGATCCGCCTGCTGCGCGAGGGAGACCAGGTACACGGATTCATCCCGCCGTATCTCAAAGGGGATGCCGATGAGCAATGAGTACGTGCGTGCTCTGCAGCAACTGCAGGCCCAGCAGACCCACCTGCCGAACGAGATAGGCGACCAGTGGTGTACGCCGGACTGGCTCTACCTGGCGCTGGATGAGCTGTATGGCCCGTTCGTCGTCGACCTGTTCAGTGACGGCCCCAATGCGAAGTGCCCGGTGTTCTTCACGGCAGATGATAACGCGCTGACGCAGGACTGGAGCGCAGCGCTGCGCAAAGGTGCCGAGCTGGCGGGTGCGGATGACGCTGAGCCGGTCAAATGCTTCGGCAATCCACCTTACAGCATCAAGCGCGCCGGGCGCGGCCGTCGGGCGCCCCACGTCACCGGTATGCAGCACATCATGAAGAAGGCGTACGAAGAGCACCGGAAAGGCACGCCATCTTTCTGGCTGGTGAAGTCGGCGACGTCGGAGAGCTGGTGGCCGGACGGCGAATGCTCGAAGATTATCCACATCAAAGGGCGTATCGCTTTCGACCTGCCTCGCTGGTACAGACCAGACGCCATGTCTTCTGATGCCTCTACCGCAGGCTTCGGCGCGTCGCTGATTATCTTCGATGGCCTCAGCACCAGCCGCGCGCCAGAAGAGTACGTCCGCCGGGAAGAGCTGATGGAGATCGGGATGCCACTGGCGGCGAAGAAGCATTTCGATCGGGAAGCGTGGTTCAGAAGGTGGGAGGATCTGTAAAGCAGATTTACATTAAGCAGACTAATCTGAAGAGGAAGGCAGTGGCGCTCTGGTATTTTGAAAGCGGTGATACACCAAACCAGACGGAGGCCAGCTATGGTAATCAATCATACCAAAGGCGTTGGCGCTGCAGTGACTATCGTTCTCGCGGTTCTCTTTGTGTTCTATCTGTGGTCGGCAGTATCGTCCTCAATCTGCACTACCACAGGCATCAACCAGCAGACCCGCACGTCCTGGGCGCCGTTTACCGGATGCGTTGTTGACTCTGACATCTCGCAGCCGTGGAACAGCCGAGAAAGTCGTTGACACACCTCTAGTGTGTAATCTATATTCCCCTTGAAGGTTAATCCAACGAGGGGATTTTTATGTTTAGCGCAGCTCAGATAAGACGGTTTAACTACGTGGAACAGCTCAAGCGTCGCCACATGTTGTTCGCTCTTGCCTACAAAGAGGCGAAGCGGGCATACCGGGAGATGTCGTATCACGACATGCCGGTGCTCGAAGTGCCGTTTAAGCCCGTGCATTACTACATGCACCTGCTTCCCGGCTTTAATACGCATTTCGTTCCGGCGAAATATCTTGGGTGGCGACGCCTGCGAGCCGTAGACGTCGGCTCAGCGCCGGACAAAGAAGGGTTCGTCCGCTTTTCAATTAACGCGGACTGGGTGGCTAAACAGAAATAGTGGAGAGAGCAATGGGCCGTACTCTTGAAGAGCGCGTCGAGAGGCTTGAAGCAGTAGCCCGCCGGACACCGGCCTGGGCGCAGTACCATTACATCGACTGGCAAAAGACCCGCGTGGAGGAATTACGTGCGACCGGAATGTCTGTTCGACAGGCAAAGAATCAGGCCTGGCGTGAAGCGCAGAAAATGGACTTTTCGAAAATCAAGTAAAAACTGTTTGACACACATGAAGTGTATAATCATAATGCTCCTGTAGACCCACACTACCGGAGCATTTTTTATGAAAAACATCCCGCCACGTTTCTCCTTTGAAGTGAAAGATGGTGATGTAGGCGCATTTGCAGAAAGCATTGCCGATGCCATCCGTGAACAGCACGCCCGAAAAATATCGAACATCTTGATTAAGGTCATGAGAGAATCGCGCCGCCTTTATCCCGGCGCTTCTTTTAACACCGTTTTTGAGAAAAACGGCGCTGAGTCCAAATACTCTGTAGTCATGAACGGTTCCGAGGTCATGGGATGCCTTACCGTATCCTTGCGGCATGACGAGCTTGTGTACTCGCTGTCTTGCAAAAAGTCTTTTAACCTCACCGCGGAGGATCTGAAGTGAAAGCCAGAAACTCACTGTTTGATGACTATCCGCTGGAGCCAGTCTACTTAACCGCGCCACGGCCTGCACCGCGTGCCCGGACGCGCTGGAGCGACGCCGAACGTGAATACCTCATCAAGTGTGTGATGCGCGGCGACAGCATTGAGCGCATGACGTTGCTGCTCGGTCGGTCTTACAGCAGCATTATTAGCCAGCTCCAATCGTTGCGCTATTGCTACTGGGAAGCGCGCATTCACGGATACGTGTGGTACTGGCCCAAAGCGCGTCGTGAAGACCCGATCCCGCGCTGCCTCGAAACGGCAATGCGCATTGCTCCAAACAAAGTCGCCCCGTTGTACCACATCGCCAGACAAATCGCGGAGGAACTGAAATGATTGTGAAAGCCAACACATCCACCGGCCGCGCGCTGCTGGTCAAAGAAGCCACGGCGCGCGTAGCAGCCCTTAACCTGGCCAACGAGTTTAAAGCGCAGCTGCCTGTCGGCACCCAGTTTATACTGAACGATTATCCTCGCCGGGATGCCGCGTTCCGTGCCGTTGTGGTGAGCCATTCGCCGGAGCTGGGCGAAGTGGTGGCGCGCAGCCTGAAACACAAAAACACTCGTCGTATCCCGCATAAGGTGTTCATCCGGGCGATACGCGAGTACGGCCTTGAAATCATCAGCAAAGGTGAACAGCCATGAACGTGACTCGACTTCTCGATTATGCAAACGCGGCCAACATGGCAGCGCGCGTGGACATCCAGCGCACAGGTTCGTCAGTGAAGATCCAGTGGCAGTGGAAAGGCGACAAAATGGGTGTCTTTCACACCCAAAGCGTCAGCATCCCGGCCATGTACTTTGAGGACAGCCGCTGGCCGTTCTTCCACGCGCGGGCGCTTATCATCAGTGCCTCGGAAGCGATGGTGCCGCACGGCGGCGTGCCGGATAAAAAGCACATGCTGTTCATGCCTGGAGACCACTGCATGACCTATCAGCAGGAGCTGGATCTGCTTAACAAAAAACTAGCTGGCGGGCTCATAGACGTCCGCGGCTACACCGATAGCCTGATGGCACTGATGAAAAAGAGAGACGCGGATAACGCCCTGTGGCACGGAGCGAACCTCGATGGATAAAACCGTGCTTGACATGTGCTGTGGCAGCCGAGTTTTCTGGTTCGACAGGAAAGACCCGCGCGTTGTTTTCTGCGACATCCGTGTGGGCACTTTTCAGATGACCGACCGAACCATCGAAGTTCGCCCTGACGTCCAGGCAGATTTCCGCCAGCTGCCTTTCGCCGATGAGACTTTCGAGATGGTCGTTTTCGATCCACCGCACGTATCCCGCGCTGGGCCGCGCAGCTTGCTGCGCCACAAATACGGCGTGCTCAACAAAGACACCTGGCGGGAAGACCTGAGGAAAGGTTTTAGCGAAGCCTTCCGCGTTCTCCGGCCGGGTGGAACGCTAATCTTCAAGTGGAACGACACCAGCCACCGCGTACGCGAAATCCTCACTCTCGTGGATGCGGCTCCGTTATTTGGCCATCGGTCAGGGAAACGTGTCGACACCCACTGGATGTGCTTCAGGAAAGAGAGTGTTGACGCCAGCTGAGGGAAGTGCTTAACTGCGAACAGAACGGGAATGACGGTTTGTTGGTGTGATGTTTGCCCGCTGAGTGATTCAGGCGCCCAGCGGGCATATTTTTATCGCTTCCTGCTGCATACCTCTGCTGCCCTCTTACCGCCCCACCCGCACAGCCGCTGGCCCGTGCAGTCGTGACTGTAAATCTGCTCCGCCGTCTTGTCCGTCAGCTTATCCCCATCGCCGATGTAGATCGCTTTGGCCACCAGGCAGAAGTCTCGCGGGTTAGTCTCGACCGTCGTCGGAGCCGCGCATCCAGCCATCGCGAAGACGACGCTCAGCTTCGCCAGGCGGCAGAGAGTTAGTTTCATCCTGGACATCATTCACCTCCTGACGCGTTTCGGTATGCTGCTGGTTAGCCTTCTTCTCGGCCGCCAGCTCGTCTTTCTTCCGCTCGTACTGTTCTTTGACCGACCCGCTGCGCCGACCGCCGAACCACACGCTGAGCAGAATGCCGACGAAGGCGAGCGCCAGAATGACGCCCGTCTTCATCCGTGACCATAAGGCCATCATACGGCTTGACCCGCTTTGTATTTGCGGTACTGCAGGTACGTCAGCCACGCCCCGATGCCGATGGTAACGACACCGAAAGCGATGCGCGTCCATTGACCTGAGGTGATGTTGTCCTGCGAGTTGCGCACGGCGTCAATGACCGGCTGGCTGACTTCAGCAAGCTGGCCAACGCCAATGGCAGCGACGGTACCGGCAGCGGCGGTCGTCTTAGTGGCGGGAACGGAGCCTACCGTGGCGACCTTCTTTACCAGACCGGCGCGGCGGAGAGCCTCGTCGATCACTTCGTCCGGATACCACTGGTTTGCGTTGTTGTACGGAGTGACGCCAGCTTTTTTCGGGTCGCCGTTTTCGTGGCGGATGATGCCCTCCACCAGCCCGCGCATGGTGTCGTAGTTGTGGAGGTTTAGCGTTTCATCCTCCGGGCGCACGTTGAGCACCGCGGCCACCTGCTTCGCGTAGGCGGACACGTTGTTCTCGACCGGCGGTGCCCAGCGATCGATAACTTCGCGCACGCTGTCGATGCGGCTGCCGTCTTTGGCTTTGCGCTTGTCATAGTAGGTGATGAGTGTCACGGCAATGGCGCGGATGCCACTGGCCGGGTCGACGAACTGCGCAAATCGGTCATCCCGGTTGCGCCCGATGGTCTTGGCCAGACCTTGCCACGGGCTGCCCCATTCGATGTTGCCCGGGTTGTTGTTCCGGATCCCACGAGGCAGAGAGGCGTTTCCAAAATACTCGGTATATTTCGGCATGATTAACGTCCACTATTTCGGTTGAGTTGATCCACACCTTCTTTCAGGTCACGTAGGTCTGACCGGACTTCGGTGCGGAACTGGGCGAGCTGGGTGGCGGTGTCAGCGCGGAGCGCGGTCTGCGCCGCTCCCTGTGCCGCTACCTGCGTCTGCAGCACTTTCACGTCGCCGACGGTCACGAGCTGCTGATTGTTGATGGCGGTGATCTGCCCGTTAACATAGGTGATGGATCCCGCGACCATCGCGAACAGAGACAGCATTGTCGGGATGTTGATTGTCAGGTCGACTTTCACGCCCGATTTTGCCCCTTCGTCTGCATTTTGGTTGGACATAGATACCCCTTCAGTAAAAACGGGCCGAAGCCCGTTAGTCATATCAGTACACGAATCGGCACACGACCCGCACTCTGTGGCGCCGCGGCGGTACCGGTAGCTGATACATCGTCAGGTCGCGCCGGGCAACATGCTGGAGCACCTGATTTACCCGAGCCGAGGACTGTGGAACGTCCTTGTTAGGGTAAGCTGCTTTGAAGGCCACCTGCTGTGTCGCCTGAGCCAGCCGGACGAAAGACTGCGGGAAATCTTTGTCCGGGTAGTTAGCCGACGAAGTGACCTGCTCAACAAGCTGCAAAGCTATCACAGGTGAGTGTAGCGCACCAGCGTCCGGGTAATCAGTTTCGACCGCCAGCTGCTCGGATACCTGCCACACATTCTGCACTGACTGAAGGGTGCCCGGATCGGGATAAGTCTCAACCGTGGCCGTATGCTCCACGACCTGCGTCACAATCGCGTAATTGACCGGCAGATGGGCATCAGGGTAGTCGGCCGTCACCGCAACGTGCTCGATGAGCTGCGGCACGATAACGCGGCTGGCCGGTGCGTCGGCGGAAGGGTAGTCCGCTGTGGTCGCGACGTTCTCGATGACCTGCCAGGTGAAGGCACCGGAGCGAGCCATCTCTTCCGGCGACAGGTAGTCCGCGTGCTGCGCGGTGAGCATGGCCAGCTGCGGCACCGGCACATAGGACAGCGGCAGCGCCAACGGTCGACCCATCGTCACCAGCTCGACGAACTGCGACACGAAGTCATAGCGCGAGCGCTCGTACACCACTTCCGGGTCGGGGTAGTAAGACGCTGGAGGGTGGGTCATGAACGCAATGGCCACCTGAGGCACGGCGGTATAGGAGATGCGGGTCGGCGGCGGATAGGACGACTGCACCAGCGCCAGCGTGCGCTCCTGTTTCACCTGCAGGCTCGACATGGATCCCGGTGCCGGGTATGACGTGCCCTGCGAGGCAAGCAGCGTAACCTGAGGTACAGCCTCGCGGGAAATCGGTAGCGGCGCCGGGCGGGCCTGCGACACCAGCACGCGCTCCTGTTTAACCTGCTGCACGCCCTGGACTGCGGGCATAACGGTCGGAACCAGCGCCAGCGAATACAGCTGCGCTACGTGGTCAGGGCCGTGCGGCTCCGGCATTACCGTGGGCACTGACGCCTGCGAAAGCACGGCGCCCACAAATTCGGCGGAGCGCGGCATCGGATCGATGCGTCTCTGCGAAGCCAGCGTCGTCACCAGCGGCACGCGGGTAATCGACCGTGGCAGTCTCTCCTGCGGACGCTTCAGCGCCACCAGCACGCTCTCCTGCCGCACGGTAACGCGGGAAATACGGATGGGCATTGGCGCGCTTTGCAGCGCCACCAGCATCAGGTTCTGCCTGAGGTACTCGCCGGACGTCGGCGTATACGGAATGGTGAGCGACTGACAGACCAGCATCACGGTCTGGGCGGCGCTGCTCTTCGACCAGACGTCTCCCGGAATGATGTAGTTGAACTGCGTCGCCGCCAGGTTGCGCACCTGCTTCACGGACTCGTACGAGATAGTGCTGATCGGCTTCGCCTGCAGCACGAGCTGGTGCAGCTGCTTCGCGCGAGTGTAGGAGAGCGGGAACGGCATCGCGCCGTAGAGCATGGACGTCAGCATCACTGTCTGGCGCACGCTCTCGTACGAGATGACCTGGCTTACCGGCGGCACCTGCCGCGCGGCGGTAACGAGCAGCTGTGCCTCTTTCACGTACGCCGGAGGCCCGACCTCTTTCTGCTCGATGATGAAGCCGAAGCGCCCGGCCTGCGCGCTGCCGAAAGGCGGGCGGATCAGGAACGCCACGAGACCTGCAGTGGCCACTGCCAGCTTGTCCGGCTGGCGAGTCGTGGCACTCAGGCCGACCAGGCGATACGTGGCCATGCGGTTGACCGGCGCTTCGACGTAAATCATGGCCGTGGTGGCCGCAGACACGGCACCAATTCTGTCAGGGGATCGGGTAGCTGCGCTCAGGGCGGTAAGACGAAAAGAGGCGACGCGGTTTATCGCGGCCTCAACGTAGATGATGGATAGCGTACCTGCGGTGGCCGCGCCCAGCTTGTCCGGCGTTTTGCCGTTATAGGACAGGCTTACCAGTCGGTAGCCCGCCATCTTAATAGCTTCGGCCATATATGCGCCTTATGACTTAACGGAGAAGCCTATCTTCAGCGCCGGGATGTCCGCCGCTGTCCATGTACCGCCGCCGGGCTTTGAGGCCACGTACACCGGGCGATAGCTGTACGTTGCGCCGGGTGCCACGGTGTTATCTGCGACACCGACAGGCCCGGCACCCAGATCCACTTCGGTAGTGAAGACGTGCGGCGAGCTGCCAGGGTTGTTCGCGCGCTGCTCAAAGCCGAGCGTCAGCAGCTGCGTGCCAAAGCCTGCCGGGAAATCCGCGAGGCTGTATTGCTCGCGCTGCCCTGCGGTGTCGCCCTGCAGCACTTTCGTCGTATCCACCGTGGCCGGATAGTTTTTCATCAGCTGGTTGTGCGGCTCGGTGGCGCCGCCGATCGCCGTCCATTGTGCCAGCACATCGGCACTTGCGGCCAGCGACAATACGCGCTCACTGGATCCCGGTCGATTCTGCAGGCCTGCCGTGGTCGGGTCAATGACAACGACGTCGGCTATCTGATATCCATCAATCGTGCTGCCCTGCCCGGCATTGACCACGCCCATGTACAGGTAGTTGTCCGCCGAGGCCGTGGTGTTTGCGTTTGCGCTGTAGAGCAGCATGTCGTCCACCCACACCTTCGTCGAGCCGTCCGCTTTGCGCTGCATCTCAATGGTCGCCCACGTCTGATGGTTGAACCGGTAGCTGGGAGACCCCGCCACCTGTCCGTTGTTCTTCAGGTAGACGCTGGAATAAGCATCGGCCGGGTAGACCTCCAGCACCAGGTTCGCGGCTGAACGCCCACTGTTAGTAGAGACGCTCCATGCGGTTGACGAGTTGATACGGGAGGCGTTCGGGTAGCGCATCCGGAATGACACGAAAAACTCTTTCGATGCGGGCAGCGGGATGCGGAACGGGTAGAACGCGCCGAAGCCGTAATAGCTCATCGACATGCTGTGGCGGAAGCAGTTTCGGGTGATGCCGTTCTCAGTGAACTGCTCAATGGCTGTGAAGACGTTCGTCGTGGTGGCGGGCATAACCCAGCCCCGCTCCACCAGCGCGCCCACGTCACAGTCAAAGTTTTCCATCAGGGTGACGCCCATGCTGGCTCCTTAGTTAAGCATCTTGATGCCGATACCGGCCGCGGTGATTTCCGAAGGTGTCCAGCGCTCGGCCGTTGCCGGGTTCTTCGAGATGTCCAGCACCAGCGGCTTGAGCGTACCCAGCTGCAGGTTGTAGCTGCGCGGCCCCACGGAGCTGCTGGTGCCGTACTGCGCGGCGGCCGCGATCGCGTGGTTGCCCTCGGCCATTGTCATCGCGTTCACTTTCATGGCCACGCCGTACACCGTAGCCGCGTTAGCCGCCACTGCGTCCGGGCCTTTGTACAGGTCTGGCGTGGTATCGGCCGTGGTCAGAAACGACGGCGCGGCGGCGTTGAAGGCCTGCTGCAGCACCGCGGCGTTGCTCGCAAAGCTGGCAGGACGGCCCCACGTCACGGCGAAGTCAGCCGCTGGCGCCACTTCCAGCACGCGGGCACCCGGGCCGAGAGGGCCAGTATGAACGTCGTCGCAGCCCAGCATGTAGACGTTAGAGAATTTCGTGGTGAAGACGCCCGTCTGTGCCGTGGAGCGCAACGCCGTCAGGCTGAGTCCGCCGGTTGCCGAGCCGAAGGTGCCGGTGTAGGTGTAGTCCAGCACCAGCGTGCCATCGAGGTAGGCGCGAATGCGGTCGGTGTCCTGTTCGACGAAAACCTCGAAGTGCGTCCACTTGTCCTTCTTCAGCAGCGGCGTGACGAGCGACTGACTGACAATGGTCGCAGACGCGGTGCCGTCAGCCCCGTTATTCGGCACGTAGAACTGCGCAAGGATGTCAGCCGTAGGGAAGCTGCCCTGGGAGCTTGGGAACTGCACAGCGCCCGAAATAACCACGTAGCCGCCTGCCGCTGAGGTGTCCGTCTGGCTCACCAGGAACATCCCGCCGATGACGTACTTCTGATACCCGGAGGTGTCGAAAGCCTGCGTCATCTGCTGCACCAGCGACAGCGAACCATTCGCCGACGTTTTCTGCAGCGACACCTGACTGCGCGTGGCGAACGTCGGGTCTGCCTCTACGCTGGCCACCACGTTGCCATCGGACGCAGATACGGCGCTGGAGCCGTTGTATTTGGCGTTCAGCGTCCAGCCCAGCGCGTACAGCGGATGGGTGTTTGCCCACCCGCCGTTTGCGACGCGCGGCACGCCGGTAAAGCCTTCAACGAAAAGAATGGCCATGCTGGCTCCTTAGCGCGTGCGGATGCCGAACTGCAGCGACTCTACAATGTTCTTATTCCACGCGCCGCCGCTCGGCGTTTTATCGAAGGTCTGCTGGTAATACTTGAAGGCCTCCGTCAGCGGCACCTGCGTCTCGGACTCAGAGCCGCCCTCAGGCTGGATCAGCAGACCGAGTTTGCGGTCGTCCACGTCGCCCTTGCGAGCGTACGCGATGACGGAGACCGCAAAGACCGTGTTGTCTGTCGGCAGCGCGGTGTTGGAGCGGAACAGGTCAGTGGCGCCAGCGGTGTTCGACTGCAGGTACGGCGCGCCCGCTTTGTTCGGCTCCAGCTGCCCGGCGATCTGGTAGTGCGGCGTGCCTGCCGTAGCGTTCACGATCTCCCACTGGGTCGTGATGTCGGCTGACGGCGCACGGGTCACGACTTCAATCGGCGACAGGCGTGCGGTATTGGAGGTGCCACCGGCATCGAGCGCGTAGAAGTCATCCAGGATCTGCACGCCAGCATCCGGCGCGGTGCCTACCTGGCCCCACACGATAGTCGCTTTCGCGGGCTTCGCGACGGACGAGATATCCACGGTCAGCTGCAGTTCGTTGTTCGCCCAGATCTTAACGTTATTCGCGGTGAAGTCGCATTCAATCTCGAAGTAGTACCAGTCGTTCAGGATGAGCGGGTTAACGCCCAGCTGGCCCGCCACGCTGATTTTGCCGGTAGTGGCATCCCAGTCGACGTCGATGACGTTCTCGATGCGGCAGATGCGCATACGGGAGCCGCTGGCCTTCATCGCAAAGCCGAAGCAGGCGTAGTCGCCCTGATAGGTGAAGCCCCACGACAGCGACGCGTTCGTCGTTGAGTTTCGCGCCACGGTGAACTGCAGCGCCCGCGCGCCAGCACGTCGACCATCAACCACGGCGAACGTGGTGTCGGAGGCGTTACGCACATCGTAGCCGTTATCGGTGAGATACGGCTGAAGCGTCGCGCCCTTAACTCCGGTTGCGGCGTAGTGGTCGAAGCCGTCCTGAAATTTAAGAGACATTGTGTTTCTCCTGTTATGGGCGCACGACGACGCCGAACGGTACTGAGGTCACGCTTTCATCCGTCCACGCCGTGTTGTCCGGCGCGGTCTCGAAGACGGCGTAACTGTATTTTGGGCTGGTGGAGAGCTGAGTGTCCACCTTTTCCTTCTGCGTCTGGCCCTTGCGCCCGATGACCAGCCCCAGCTGCCGGGCGTCGATATCGGACTTCTTATTCAGCGCCGTGATGCCGACGGCCAGGATCGCGGCGCCCTGAGGCAGACCGACGTTCGAGAGGTACGTGTCAGTCGCGCCGGAGGTGTTTGACTGGACATACTGGTCGTCGACCGGCGGCATGTTATTGACGAGATCCCAGTGGTCGGTGCCGCTGGAAGGCGACCATTCTTTGTCGACGTCCTGCGTGGGCAGGCGGGCGGTAATGGCTATCGGCCCCATGCGGTCAACGTAGCGGCCGGTGGCGCTGTCGACGAAGTACAGGTCATCAACGCCTTTGTTATCGGCCGCGGCGCCAGCCCACAGGCACTCAAATGTCGACAGGTTCTGCGCGCTGGCCGGTAGCCCGACCTCGATGTCTTTTCCGTTATTCACGAAGACCTGCAGTAGCTGGTTCGCCTTGTCGATCACAATCTCGTAGTAATACCACGTGTCCAGCAGCACCGTGGCCGTGCCGGTGCCATTGGCCATCTTCAGCTTGCCCGTGGTCGCATCCCACTGCAGCGCGCCGACGTTCGTGATATTCGTGATATCCGTGCGGGTGCCGCCTTTGTACGCAAAGCCGATAACGACCTTGCCCTGCGTCGAGGTGAAGGTGCGCTTCAGCGTCGCCGTGTCCACCAGCGTCAGGCAGCGCGACGTCTGAACGCGCGCTGGGTCAACGGTGATATTGCCTGAGGCGGTGTAGCCGGAGGCGTTGAGAACTGTCAGCAGCGGGGAAGGCGAGCCGGAGGCCACCGTGTCTCTCAGCTGCTCGAAGCCATCCATAAAAATCAGCATGTGTTTACCCCAGAATCAGTTTGACGCCGAACTCGGCGGCCTTAATGCTGTCGGCATCATACCCCGACGCGCTCATCATCGTATATCGGAACGTCCAGTCGCGGCTGATGTTTGACTCACGTTTCACCTGGCTGCCGATGTTAAAGTCGAGGCTCATCGGGTCAGACGTGGCCTTCCTGAAGAGCGTTACCAGCTGCAGGTACCGGATAGGGTTATTGTCCGGCAGCGAGGTGCCGGAGATGAAGCTGTTCTCGTTCCCGTCGATCGCCGTGTAGATAAACTTGTCCAGCTCGTTAATCGGCGGCGACACCGCCTGCCAGCGCGTAGCAGCACCGTCAAAACTCCAGCCGGTCTTGCTGCCATCCGCCGTGGCGAAACGCGACGTGACCTGAATCGGGCCGAGCCGCGGGCCGTCGTTGAGGTACAGGTCGTCGTAGAGCCGCGTGCCGTAGTCCTCCTTCGGCGCCACGAAGAGCTGAAACGGGTTGAGCAGCACGGTCAGGTTGCCGGTGATGAAGGATGGCAGCGGTATCGAGATGTCCTGTTTGCCATTCACGAACAGCGTCGCTTTGCTGGTGGACTTGTCCAGCTGCAGCTCGAAGTAGTACCAGCGGTTTTTCAGCGGGTTGATGTATCCCGGCGTACCGGCCGCCAGGCCAGTGCCGAGGTTAACCAGCCCGGTCTCCGGGTCTACCCACAGGTACAGCTGGTTCGCGCCGGATCCCACGGACAGCAGCGGGCCACGCTGGTCGAATTTGACCGCGAAGCCCAGCGTCAGGAGATTGTCGACCATCGACCATGCCCGGGAGAGCGTGGCGCGGTAGCAGCTGACCGAGCGGCTGTTGCCCTTCCTGCCCGCCGCCAGGGTGACACCGCCGACGGAGTAGCCTGCCATGCGCATCAGCGCCGCAGTGCGGTCGCCGTCAAACTGTTCAAAGCCGTCGATAAAGGTGGCCATGCTTTCCTCACACGAATTTCAGGCGGATGACGAATCCAAAATTCTTGAATGCGTCCACCGCGACTGCCGGGCCACGGATAGTCAGGCGATCCCCTTTGGCGAAGGGAACGGCGTTTCCACCGGCCGTGGCGAAGGTGGCATTGTACGAGCCTGCCTCAACGGTAATGGTGCCCACGTTGGTGCCGTTCCTCTGCACTCGCATCTGCGCGTAAACCTGAGACGACTGTAGCATGTCGAGCGAGCTGTCTGCCATGTTGGCCGGGAGCATCATCGCATCGAGCAGAGGCATATGCACCAGCGCCTCGTCCGGGTACATGGCGTCGCTCACTGTCACCGCGATGTCGTACGCTGTCGGCTTGACCGTTGGATCCGGCCCGGGGTTAACCGGGTCATCCCCTGTCACCTCATCCTGCCAGTTATCCCCGTTGTACCAGACGAACTGATTCGTGGAGAGCAGGCGCAGACGCCAGCCGGTCTTCGGTTTATAGAAAACCCATGTGCCTTCCACCAGCGCCGCCAGATCCCCCGCGTGGTTCACCCACGGGCCTGTCGGGTTGGCCGCCACGATGAAGCGGTCGCCCGGCACGGCATCGGCTGGTGGCGAGCTGAAAGACATTGACCTGACGACAGGGTGCAGCAGCGTATCGAGGAAGATAAGGTCGTCGTTGACCGGGCCGCCCCAGTAGTCCTCGCCGCGCACCCATCCGTAGTTAAGCCCCTGACTCGGGGCATTTTTTAATGGCATGATTATTCTCCGTTCTGGTCAGGCAGTTTCGATGCCCAGCCGTGATCCCAGTTGTTCGACCAGCCGAATACGTTCTCCGGGTCTGGCTCCGGCTCCGGTTCTGGCGCCGGTGGGTCAGTGTCCGGCACTTCCGGATCCGGATTCGGGTCTGGGTTGCCCGGGTCTGGCAGCGGGTCGGTGTCGCCATTGCCGTCGCCCGGGTTCGGGTTTGGATCCGGGTCGTTCGGGTTAGGCGTCGGGTCGCCGGGCTGCGGGTATTCCGGGTCTGGCGGAACCGTGCCGCCGCCAGGCTTCTCGCCCGGGCTCAGCGGGTAAGACGGCAGCAGCATCTGCGCGCCGTAGCCCTGCCAGTTAAACACGCCATCCCGCACTGCGTTGACTGCCACCTCTACGCCGACAAAGCCGGGAGACTGTAGGAAGCGGCCAGCTTTCTCGCCCCAGCGCTCTACCATCTCTTTGGTGAACGTGATACCGGCATCCGACGTCACCAGCGTATCGAGAGTGACCTTCACTTCCTGGCGATTCTCGATGTACCGGTACCCAATCCAGATACGGTACTCCACACCCGGCTCCGGCGGGATGCCCGTGGCGTAGTGGTCGTACGCTTCGTCGTCCTGCCAGATGCGGTTACGGTGCGCCCAGGTCACGATGACCGGCTTGCCCTGCGGCTTCTCGTAGTTCTCGTCTGCCAGTGCGTTGATGCGCTTGAACCAGTGCTGGCCGTTAAACAGCAACATGCCCGGCGGGTATGGCCGGATTGGCCGGTACTGCATCTGCAGCTGCTTAAACGGCATATCCTCAGGGCGGATAGCCTCGGCGAAGCTGTGTGGCCTGATGACGGCGTTGGCCACGTCGTTGTCGCCGTAAAGCCTGTCGGCAGCAGCGTGCGCGCGGTCAAACAGCCATACCACGACTTTCGCGTAGTGGATGGCCGGTACGGTATCCACGGCACCGCGGCCAACGGTGAAGCGTTTTCCGTCGACAGACTGCACGACCATCAGCTCGTTGTCGATGAGCAGCACGTCGCCCTGCTGGACGGAGCCGATCGGCACGCCATCAGTATCGCTGGTCAGGTCGACTTCAAACTCGTTGGTCAGCTGCGCCATGAAGCCCTTCAGCACGCCCCACGGAGTCCACGGCGCGGCGCCGTTATTGTGCCAGGCCTCTTCGCCCTGCAGGCGGTCACAGAAGTCGTAGCCATCGGTAGCACGGTCAGACGGTCGCGCAACGAAGCCGAGCATCTGGGAATGCGTCAAATCGCGGCCTTCCCGCGCCAGCGTCAGGTAGGGCGCTTCGTACAGGTAGAAGTCGATGGTCGGCAGGATCTTCGTGGTCTGCGTGGCGTTCTCGCTCATCAGCGCCACCTGGCCGCCGGTGTTGTCGTCGCCTGTCGCGATATCCGAGTCATCCTGCGTCGCGTTCATCTGCATACTCGACACCTGCGCGCCGGAGAGGTCGTTATCCGGGTTGGAGGTCATGTCGGTGTCATCGGCGGTCGTCTGCATCGAGAGCAGCGCCACCTCGCCGTTTTGCGGCGGCTTCTTGTGAACGGTGAACGTCAGCGTGTAGTACATCCACGAATCCACGCCGTCACGCTGCGCATCGAGGAAGATGGTGCCGAAGGTCGACTCTGTGGCTTCCAGCTCCACCTGCGTGTCATCAGCGGCCATCTGGTAGGTATAGGCGAACTGCGTGCCGGTGATGCCGGTTTCGGTGCGTACCAGCGCGCCAGTGGCGTTGAAGACACGCAGGCGATACGTCGTGCCCGGTTCCGGCCCGATGCTGGTCTGCATGTGGTCAATCAGCTTATCCTGCTGCACCGGGCGATCGCGGTGAGCCCAGGTGATGAGCGCGAAGTCCGGCACCTCGTTTGAGCCGACGTCAGCCCGCAGGTCGAAAGAGACGTACCACGGCGCTTTGCTGCCACGGGCGATTGTCTCGACCTCCACCAGCCCGGGCGCGTACGGCCGGAAGAAGCGATGGCGCATGAGCACGCTGTCAATCGGCGCTTCGTCGATAGGGTAGCTGCCGCCGCGCAGGGTGAACGGGAGGATCTTGACGTCGACGGTCTCGCCGGACAGGTACTTCGTCGCGTCGGTGCCGCCGTTATCCTCGATAGCCCAGATAAGCGCGCCGCCGAAATGCCGCTGCGGGATAGTATCCCAGCAGCCACGCGCGATAGTCATCGTCTTCGTGGTGCGGTCAAGCGCATCGAGACGCACTATTTCGTTCTTCTGGCCATCGCCGATCAGCAGCGACATGCCGACATACACCTCTTCGTCATCGTCGAAGTCAATCTCGCGGTAATACTGCAGCTGCGTGTCGAGGTAGCCAATCTGGTTCTGCAGCTCGGCCAGTGGCGTGAAGTCGGTGGTGCCGTTAACGACGAAGTTAGCCTGGCCCTCCGGGCGCACCGCGAGGTCAGCACCGGCAGACATGGCCGTCGGCTTCTCCGCATGGGCGTGGACAAAGCCTTCCGCCGGTTTGATAGCCTCGAACTCACCGGTGGGCAGCAGGCGGGCCAGCTCGGCGTAGGTGTACTCGTAAACCAGACGACGGGCCAGCTGCGGGTCGAAAGTCGGCTCGACGTGGGATGGCGGCTGAACGTCAGCGAAGGTATTCAGCTCAACGCCAAAGACGTCCTGCACTGCAGTGATTTTGATACTGCCGTCAGTCTGGTTAGTCTCTTCCACCTTGCCAACGCGCACGACCACAGTCTCGATACCGCGGCTTTGCGGGTCACGCAGCTTGAAGACATCGCCGGGCTGCAGGCGCCACAACCGACGGTCGGCGGTCACGGTGAAGCGCCGGACGTTGGTCGAGGCCGCCTTCAGGTCACGCTGGGCGATGCGGATGGCCAGCTCCGGCGTCGGGATGCCCGGGTAGTCGCGGGTGTCACTGTTCAGCGCGCCCTGCGTCTGGATGAGCGCCAGGTTGTGCTGACGGGCCTGAAAGTCTTTGTTGGTGACAGGGTTGTGCGCGTTGACGATCACTTCGTTGATGAGGTTATACGTCGACGCGTTGGTCGCCTCGTCGATAGACAGCAGGCCGGAGTCCATATCCACTATGGGCAGAGAATCCGCGTCATAGTCGTTGCGGATGAGCTTTATCTTGAATTTACCGGTGAACTTGTCCACGTATACCGCGCAGCCGATGTGGTCGATAATCGTCTGCACGAATGACATCAGCGTGTCCTGCCGCCCCCAGCGGATACACAGACCGAAGCCTTCGTCGTAGATGTCGTCGGCAGCTTTACGCCACGCGTCATCGAGGAAGAGTGAGCGGTCGCGGCCCAGCCCCCACGCGCGGTTAGTCAGCGCTTCGTAAATGATGTGAACCGGGTTCATCGCCTTAATCTGGCGACTGGAGCCATCGTCGTAATAGCCGGTCAGGTTAATGGTTGCCTTCTGCGGATACCACACCGGGCCATCCCAGCCGGACAGGATGCGACGAACGCGGAACTTCCAGGCCTTCGGGTACGGCGACATGGCGCAGACCATGCCGTCGAAGAAGGTCGTCATCAGGCCGCGAAACTCCGGCTGATCGCCCTGCAGCATCGCGCGCAGCTTGCTCGACATAGTTTGGGTAGCGCCGCCCATCATCACGTCCAGCGTGCCGTCGATGCCACCTTCCGCTTTGGTGCCGCCGAAAAGGTTCTTTTTGTTGATGCTGAATTGCGTGTTGCCGGTGACAGAGCCCTGCCAGGCCTGCCGATCGCCCACGGTAATCTCGCACAGCTCGTCGACCGGCCCGCGGCAGATCGACATGTGCAGGCCCATATAATATTTGTAGCCGACTGTAACCTTACTGGCCTTTCCCATGTGCGGCCTCCCACTCTTCGCGTGCCATTGCCGCGGCCTTGCGCAGCAGCGGGTTAGCGGACTTCTCGGCCAGTGCGCACGGATACCCGTTCTCCAGGAAGTCCATCAGGTTGACCCCCATGCGCTCGGCGATGCGCTCCACGCCCGGGCCGCAGATGTTCATAGCGCGCGCATGGCGCATGTAGATACGCGGTTCATCTGTCATTTTTTAGCCTGCTTAGCTTTGACTTTCTTCGTACGGAAATTGCCGTACGCAAGTACCTGCCAGTCACCACTCCAGCATTCGCCGAAGCATACGGCCTGCGGTGTACCCTCTTCCGCCTGCGGGATATCGAAGTCGGAGAAGGTGGCCGGTTTTGGCTGCGTCGGTTTCGGCGCCAGCGCGACCTGCAGGATGATGGATATGACCAGTGCCGCCAGTGCGAACCACATGGTGTACTCCTTAGTTGAAAATAGGATTGCCGTCGAACGGGGAGCGGTCAGGCATCGACGGGATCCCGCCGTAGTTGGCCAGGTTGTTAAACTTGGTTTTGCAGGCCTGCGTGGTGCGCGGACAGCCCGGGTAGATTTTGATAATCATCCCACCGGCCAGGCCGGAGACCGTGCCGAAAATGGTCAGCTTGTTTCCGGTATGCTGCTCAATGGCCCGACGGTCGACGCCGCGCTTCGGATCCACCCACTCAATATAGCCACCAGCAAACCAGCGGTCGCCGAACGTCTCGATGCCCGGCACCGTTATCTGGCTGCCGCCCACAGTGGATATGGTGCCGTTGTAGCGGAACTGCTCTTTGTCCACCTTGCAGCAGACGTCATACAGGGAATACGGGCAGCCGCGCGTGTAGGACAGGCGCAGGCCGTTTCGTTCGAGAGATGCGGAAAGGGTGTTGCAGGTGAGTACCGCGGACACGGGGCTGTTCTGGTTACTCTCCATCACCTCGCCGACGTAGCAGACGGCCGCATCATCGTCACCCATGTGGAACCGGCGCAGTGTGATGTAGATTGGGCTGATAGGCGGCGTACCGATGAAAAGTCCGACGACGGGAGACGAGATGGGCATCGTTATGTTTAGCGCGTCCACCGATGTGTCACCCGTCTGTTTTATCCCGTCGTCGGAGACCCCCATTGGCTCCCACACCTGACCCCCGAGCGACATGCGCGTCGCGGCGGAGGTGTAGCGCCAGTATTGATCGTTGAGGCGAAACTCATACAGGTATATGGGTTCGCCGTCGTAGTTGGATGACTCTCTGTCGTTATAGCTCATACACGCCTCACTGGAAAGTTATCGGCGGCGCGTTCCTTCTTTCAGTGATGGCTTTAAAAGTCAGTGCCACCTGGGCCGCGCCGTCCGCGTCGGTAAGCCTGCTGATTTCGATGGCGTCGATATCGAGTCGGCTTCTCGGCATGTAGCTTATACGACGCACCTGGTCTTTGGGAACAGGCGGCAGCGTCTCCTGCAGAAATAGCCACTCTTCATCCCCCACGACGCGGCTGGAGATGATGGTGTTAGGCAGGACGCGCCCGTCATACAGCTCGACGAGAATGTCGCGCCGGGTGGCCTGCTGGCTGAGCCGGTACTGGTTATAGCCACTGCGGTAGACCACGAGTGCGCCAGCGCTGTCATTGATGTCGCGGGCCAGCGTAAACTCGTCGCTGCCGGACGGCACATGAATCTCGCGCCACCGGCCAGACAGTTTATACAGCGTGCGCTTGAGGCCGTGCATTTCCGCGCGTCCGAACACCGTGAAGCCCATTTTCTCGCCCAGCTGCAGCGTGCCGCCCGGGTCAACGGTGTAAGGGTTGCCCACCTCGTTATCCCAGGTGTAGATCTGCCGGTCGTAGTTGAGGTCGAGCGACTCGCGGTAGTTCGGCTCCCACGTCAGGATCGGCAGGTTGGTGCGCTCGTAAATCGGGAAAGTCCACTCTGCCGGGTAGTCCGCGGCTTCCACCGTGAAGAAGCGCAGCTGGTACTGCTTAACGCGGTCGGTCAGGATCGTGCCGGAGAGCTGCTCGCGGATTTGTGCCACCCGCACCGGCGTGATGGTGCCAGCACGCGTGTCTTCCTGCAGGCCGTAGAGCAGCACCAGTTTGGTGTCGCTGCGCTCGGCCACAATGTTCAGCTCATAGTCGGTGACGCGGCCCGGCCTGCGGATAATCACGACGTCGTTCGCGTTAAACTCGCGCCACTTGAAGTCGCCGAAGATGTCTACCGCGCCCGCCACCACGTCGCCACTAATCGGCGTCTCATCCCACCACAGCGGCACCAGGCCGTTGGAGTAGCCGACGCCGGACAGGTAGCTGTCGATCAGCGCGGCGTAATTGCCCTGCCCGGTGAAGCTCGCCTCCAGCGACCGGCGGGGGTACTGGCGCAGCTTGCGGCGCTGCTCGGCGCCGGTCTCGGACACCAGCACATCGGTCTTCCACTCCAGTCGCTCGGTAACGCCGTCTTTCCAGTTTGGCTTCGGCAGGAAGATCGGGTAGCTCAGACGGATATCGTTATTGTACGGCGGCTTCGGGCCCAGCGCTTTGTCCGGGATCGGTACGAGGTCGCCGATGAAGTCCTGCGCGCGAGACACCTCAATAATCACGCCGTCCTTGCTCAGCTCGTATGAGACGAACGCGGGCGAATTGGCCGGGCCGTTGTGGTTCACGATATCCCAGCGGTATACGTCATCCGCGCCAACCGTGAACGTCTCGACGACCGGCGTGATCCAGCTGCCGTCGTAGGTGCCGGACGCCACCTGCATCCCGTTCAGGCTGAACGTCGCCGAGTCATCGCCGATGAAGCGCAGCTGGTAGGTGCCCGCCGCCAGACGCAGCCACTTGGCCGCGTAGTAGTTCTGGTCAGCGTCGCCGCCGGTGTAGGTGTCCTGCACGAAAATATCGTACGCCCCATTGAGTAGTCCAAAGCGCTGAGCGGAGGTGCCCAGCGTGTTGGTCTCTTTGAGTGGACGGAGGCCTGTCAGTGCCATTATCCGTTTCTCCCGCTCGTTTTACGTGACGCAATCTGCCGGACTGTCGCGGCGTTGCGCTGAAGGAACTGCACGAATACCTGCTCCCCTTCCTGGCTGTTCATGGCCTCGGGGATCTTGGTGCGGTCGTCCACCAGCACGAAGCGATTCATCTGCGGCGACGCAGCACCGCCTGACGTAGACCGCTGCTGGTTCAGGATGTTGTTCGGGTCATCTTTGGACAGCACCTGCTCGCCTTTCTGCAGAATGGCTGGTACCTCGTCTGACTTCAGGCCGGGCAGCCCGCCGGTGTGGAAGCGCGGAGCGTTGGCAAACCACGACGTCTGCATCTGACGTGTCTGCATACCTCCGGTCGTCGAGCTGCCGATGATACCACCGTTGTGCTTGGCCGCACCTTTGGCCACGCCGCCCGCTGCCTGCGCCGCCGCGCCGATACCGCCTCCCATTCCCGCAAGCGCATTGAGCACCATCTGCTGAAGGATGGCCATTGCGATTTGACGCAGGAAGTCGGCGAAGAACTTGGCCACTGCCACGCCCAGGTTCGAAAACGCGTCACTGAGAGACTGCGTGCCGCGGATGAGCTGTACCATGCTGTCATAGATAGAGTCCATCGCCGCTTCAAAGCCGCCGAGAACACCTTTAACGACGGTAGAGTCCATCGTGGTGAAAGTACCTGTCAGGTCAAGCATACTGGCTTTTGCCGCAGCGATGTTCGCCTGGAGCTGCGCCCATGCCTCCGGCCCCATGATGCTTTGCGCCTGTGACCCCGCGCTTTGCAGCTGGCCCAGAGCGGCATTAAGCGGCCCCTGCGTTTCCTGATTGACCTGATTGACGCCTGCGACCTGCTGGTCTTCGTTGATAACGCCCGCTTCACGTTTGGCGTTGATTTCCTCAATCCGCGACTTACGGATGGCCAGCAGATTGTTGACCTTGTTCTCCAGGCGCTCCACTTCCTCCAGCTGCATCTTCTGGGTGATGTACTGCTCGTTAACCGTCTTCAGGGCAGTAAACTGGTCGGAGAGTGCTTTGCCTTCCGCGCCACCGAGCTTATTAGCCTGACGGATATATTTATCCATCTCGGTGTTAGCTTTCTGCACAGCAGCCGCGGTGCGGTCAGCCAGCGAAGACGTCGGATCCTGCTGCACCTCTTTGAGCTGGATAGAGTCTTTCAGCTCTTTGTATTTCTGCGTCAGGTTCTCCAACGCGCGTGCTCGCTTGTCGATGCCGGACGAACTACGCTGTGACGCGTTGTACTCGTCGGTCTCGGCCTGCTTACGGATAGCGATGATGCCCTGCAGCTGTTTGGTCAGCTTGGCCCCTTCATCGCCGCCGAGCGCTTTCGCCCTGGCGAGCTGCGGTGCGAACTCTTCGTCGACCAGCGCCAGGCGGCCCGGCAGGTTTTTACGCATCAGTGCTTCTTTGGCCGACTTCTTCGCTTTGTCGGCGGACTTCTGCAGTTTTTCAAACTCTTTGGTCAGCGCCTGCACCTCACGGTCACGCTTGCTGATCCCGCCGCCCGGGTCTTCGGTGAACTGGAAGCCCATCGCCGCGCTGAGATCCGTCTGCAGCATTTTGGCTTTAGCGGCCAGCGTCTGACGAACGACCTCGCTCATCGTCTGGCTGTATTTTTTGGTGATGTCGTCATTCATCTTGGCCCATTTGTCATTGACGTCATCCCAGATGCCGGACACGTTCTGGAACATGTCACGGTTTTGCTTGGTCAGCTCCTTCGCCACGTCTCGCGTCCACTTGGCCAGGTCTTCACCAACGCCCGGGATCAGGCTGACGACATCCGCTATCCAGTTCGCGATAGCCGTGATGCTGGTAGAGAAGAGCGTGGTGATAGGCCGCACGATGGCATACGCCAGATCCCGCAGCGCTGCCACCGGTGTCTCCGCCAGTGCGATAAGCTGATTGCCGAGGTTCTTGAAGTCGCGGATAACCTCGTCGACCGCTTTGGCGAATGTCTGCGACTGCTCATAGAAGATGGCCCCGATGTCATAGGCCAGCAGCGCCCAGCCCACGTACGGTATGGCGCGCACCAGCCCGCCAAGCGCGATGCCCAGGCCTTTCACTGCGCCGGTGCCTGTCGCCAGGCGCGCTGCGAATTTGCTGAAGAACGACAGGATGCCATCGCCGATTTTGCCGATCTGCGCGAACAGCGGCGCCAGCTTGCGCAGCCCCTGCACGAGACCCGCGACATACTGCACCGCCTTCAGGCCTGCGAAAACGGTCAGCGCGTTAATCAGAATGTCGATGTTGTCAACGCACCAGATGATCGCGTCTGCGGCTTTGGAGAAAGCATCACCGAATTTCTTCGCGGCCTCTGCACCGTCAGGGCTGTTCAGGAACTCGGTCAGGCGCTCCAGCATCCTGACGTACGCCTCGATGAAGCCGGAGTCCGCCATCGCCAGTTTGAAGTTAAACATGGCATTCTGGGCGCGCGCTTCCATCGCATCCACGCCTTTGCTGGCGGTCTCGATTTCGGCGTCGATAGCTTTGGCGTTGGCGCGTGCGAAGTTGATGACGGCCTGCGAGCTGATCTCGCCGTTCTGCATCGCCTTCAGCAGCTCCTGCGTGGTCATGTCCATGCCTTTAGCGAACAACGCCACCGCCGCCGGGAGACGTTCGCCCAGCTGGCCGGTAAGCTCTTCCGCATAGACCTGACCCTTCGACAGCATCTGCTGCATGGCGCGGAACACGCCCTGCATGTCATCGGCCGACAGGTGGAACACGCGGCCGGTTTTGGTGATGCTCTCGAACACGTACTTCGTCTGCTGCAGGCTGAGGCCTGTCGCTTTGGCCGCCACGGCGAATGAGGTGTATCCCTGGGCCACGTCCTCAATCTTGACACCGAGCCGGTTGGCCAGACCCTCCATGTACTCCCACTCGGCGTTGAGACGGTTCTGGTCTTTGCCGACGACCTGCGAGATCTTGATGAGCGCCTGCTGCCGGGTCTTGAACGCATCCACCGCGCCGCCCGCCAGGTTGATAGCGCCCTGGAAGCCAATGTACGTCGTGGTCAGCGCCAGAATCTCACCTTTGAGGCGCTGTGTGGCCGACAGCGTGGTACGGCCGCTGTCCGTGAAGAAGGAGAATGCCTTCGCGCCGTCGCGTGCTGCCTCCCCGCTGCGACGAACTGCGCCCGCCAGCCCATCGACGGCCGTCGTCGTACGCTGTGCGGTAGTGCGCAGGCGATCGGATTCAGTGCCCAGCGTTCGGGTGTCGACACCGGCTGACCGTAGCGCCGCCTGCGTCTGTCGCGCTGCCGCGCCGGTAGTGCGCAGTGCCTGCGTCGCGGCATTAAGGCGCTGCTGCGCCGCCTGCATCTCACGACCCAGACCCTCGGTGTCAGCCTGTGCGGCACGCATACGCTCGGCCAGCTGCATGACGTCGGCGCGTGCTGCCTGAAACTCCGCACGCGCGGTACGCACGGCAGTCGTCTGTGCCCGGAACTGGTCAATAAGACGGGCCATGCCGATTGCCGCCTGCTGCGCGGCCTGCAGGTCTTTCAGCTTCTGGGCTGCGCCCTCGATGTTTTTCCCACCCGCCTCAATTTCCCGGGAGAGCGAGTCGACCTGTTTCTCCAGCCCGCCCAGAGTAGAACGCGCCGCCTGCGCTGGCGTAACGATGGCCTGCAGGTCAGTGGCCAGACGGCCGCCGGTGCTCAGGTTCGTCGCTGCCACCACACGGCCGAGAGTCTGGTAGCCGCGCGATGCTGCGATGGCCTCATCCGCCTGGCGCCGCAGGCCTGTGATAACCTTATCGATCGCGTAAGCCTGCTCTTCGAGGCGCTGCTGCGTCAGCTTGGCGGCGGCGTCCATGCGGTTGTTGATGGCGATCGCCTCATCCCACGCGCGGTTATATTTTTCCAGGCGCGCCGTATCGAGACGGTTGTTTGTCGCGATCGCCTCATCCCACGCCTGATTGTATTTCCTCACTGCCTCAGGCACGCGCTGGATAATGTTGTCCTGGCGCTCCAGCACCGCGTTAACGCGCCCGACGTTGGCCACGATGGTCTGCTGGCTCCGGGCCAGCTCGTTGGTGGAGATGCCGTATTTGTCCAGCTCCGCGGCCGCACGGGATACGCGAGCCTGCTGGTCGCTCAGGCCTTGCGTGGCTTTCTCCACGGCGCGGTTAGCGCGGGCCAGTGCTGCCTCCTGACGCTTCGTTACTTTCTCGGCGCCGTCATACGCGGCCTGCAGCTCCTTCTGCTTCTCGACGGTCTGCTCCAGCTTGACCTGCTGGGCTTCCAGCGCGGCCGTCTGTCGCTTATACACTTCAACCAGTGAGTTGAGCTTAAGCAGCGCCTGACCGGCGCTCTCCAGCTTGCGGTAGCTCGCCTCCAGCTCTTTGGCGGTGACTTCGCCGCGCTCGGCAGCAAGGCGCTGGGCATCCTGGGCTTTGGCCATGTCGCTGATGGCATCTGTTACCTGCTTCAGCGTTTTCTGGCTGTAGTCTCTCGCCCGGATATTAAGCTCGACGTCACGGGATGAATTGTTAGCCATCGCTAAGTTTCCTTATCATGTCCTGATAATGCTTAGAGCCTTTCTTCCCATTCATTATCGTTCCGATACAGCCCTGCATCAGCAGGGATTCGGTGACAAATCTTTGGTTATGACGGCGCATTACGATTTGTGCTTCCAGCCACAGCGTCGCCAGTGGGTAGCGCCGGGCGTGTGGGTGGCCTTCGGAAAGGAGCAGACTGACCTGCTCCCGCATTCCATCGTAGTAGTTGATTATTTTTTCCCGGACGGAGACGACCGCTTCGGCTGCTCGCTTTTTTCTGGCTGAAGGTTTTCCACCAGCTCGACGATCATCTCCAGCAGCTTTTTTACACCGCCGACCTCTTCGAAGGTCATCGCTCCGATTTTCTTCAGTGCATCAAGCTGCGTGAAGGCGGGAAGGCGTGCGGCTTTGTCGACGAACTCCGGAGAGTCGGCGGCCAGCGCGATGATGTGGGCAACGAGGCCCGGCGCATCGGAGATGAGAGCAGTGGCCAGTCTGGCCATCGCCAAGTTGCCGAAGTTAAGCCCCTGCGCCTCGCGCTCGTACATGGTGAAGACCGCTTCGAGGTCATCCATGTGCGTGCGGATAAGGCTGGAGATGTCGGCAAAGGAAAGGCCGCGGACTTCGAAGGTGACGTTCTTGACTTTAACGGTACGGGTTTCAGGTTGAAAATCTGCTAATGACATGGTAGACGCTCCTGTTTGCTAAACACCGCTAATTTAGCACAAAGCCATGCCGTTAAAACAAGAAAAGCGCCCGTAGGCGCTTCGCTTGCTTTCCTTTCGGCTTTAAGCCGCGGCGAAAGTCACCTGAGCCGAGGTCACTGACTTGCCGCTGTCAAGCGTAGCCGTCACCGTACCCGTGCCCGCCGTAGCGCGGTTCAGCTGCACAACCAGCTGGCCGGAGGCGTTGGTGCTGCCGCTGGCCGGTGTCACCGTTGAGCCGCTGTTAGCGGTCAGGGTAACGGCTTCGTTCTGCACCAGGTTGTTGCTGCCATCGCGAACCGTAATCGTCACGTTGACTGCAGTGCCCACCGTAGAGCTGGTGGCCGCCGGGGTAGCGGTGATGGTACGGGTGGTACCTTCAGTCGCAGACTCGGTGCCACTGCGCACGTCGATGTACATGTACGCCGTCCGGCTGTTCAGCTTCATCGCGCTGAAGGTGAAGCTCATCACCTGCCAGTCGTCACCTTTGAGAGCATAATCGCCATCCGGCGTCAGCGCCACTTTCGGGAAGAAGTAATCCTTGTTCCCGCCGACCGGGTTGTCGGAGATGAAGCGCAGCGAGCCATAAATCATGTCCGCTTTGCCGATGACCATATTTCGCACCTGCGGGTCAACGTCGTACTGCACCGCCGCCTGCATACCTTCCGCGCCGACAGCCGAGGCGTCCGGCTCGATGTAGATGCGGCCGTTGGCCAGATCCACTTCGTAGTTGTCCGCCGGAAGCACGGTAGCGCCGGGGATGCTGGTCACGTCGCCTGCGCCCAGAGAGATGGACGAATCGACGCTGGCCACCACGATCTGCAGGTTGTTGATGTTACGCACGCCGCTCGGGGTGACGTCATCAATGCCCAGCTGATAGTAGCGAGCACGCTTCAGTACCGGGATGATCTCTTTGCGGTCTGTCATCTGCAGCTGGGTGATATTGGTGTTTTCACCGAGGAAATGCAGCGCCAGGTTATCCGCGTTGATTTCATCACAGGTGAAGCTGCCACCCGGGGTGTATTCCAGCATCACGCGCGCATCGAGGTTACGCATACCCTGCTCCGAAGAGTAGTGGTCAAGCGTTTCTGAGTCAGAGGTAATGGTGAACTCCGGCGTGTTGCCGAAATACAGTTCGCCGGTTTCCGGGGTATTCGAGTTTTTCTTAAACTTGTTGAAATACAGGCTACCGCGGCCGACCACATAATTCGGTTGATAGTTAGGCATTTATCGCCCTCCAGGTTTAGTTAAGTCCGATTTCAAACCTACCAGTACCGGCAGGTAGAAAAACGCCTTGCTTGACAGCGCATCTTCCGGCGGCCGGACAACCGGCGCGGCGAGAGTCAGCGAGGATATTAACCCACCGAGAAGGTGAATGTCCGGAAATTTCGGAGCACCCGCTTCTTTGGCGGTAATATCGGATAACCGTAGCTCCACATCAGCCAGCAGACCATACGCCGGGTCAGTGGGGTTGGCTGGATCGTCCTTCACCCAGCCCTGAATCAAGAGAAGCCACTTATCTTTTCTAACAGTTTCTTCCTCGTCTGCAAACTCTCCGTAGTCTGTAGCCTTGCCTTCGAGAATAGACACGCACGGAAGCGGCATGGAATCGCCCAGAATGGCGCGCCCGCGGTATACCGAGCCGCGAATGTCGTGGACGTAGGGCTCAATGCCGTTGATGCCTTCCAGGTGCTTCGTCAGCGCTTTGAGAATTTTAAGCCGGATGTGCTCTTCTGCCATTATTTACTCAGCCTCGCAAACTGTCGGTGGAACTCACTGGCCACCTCCTGACCAATGACCGGACGCAGCTCTTCTATCACGCCGGAGAATACCTGGTCTACCGATGGCCCGTAAAGCAGCGCCACCTTGTTTGGCACCAGCCATGCCTGATGCTGCGTGCGTTTGTTGGTCAGGCTCTCTCCCGGCTTCAGACGAACCGCCAGGCCGAGGTTGTAATTATCCTCGCTCAAGCTGGCGCCGCGCTTCAGTCGCACGAGGAAGGCTTGTTTAAGGTAGGTCGTGCGGCCGCGCTGCACTCTTACACTGACGCCGCCACCTTTGTCGGAGCCCACTACCGGGTTGCCCGTGACAAAGCGCGCAAGGCTGGTGGCACGTTTGCGGCCGGTGATGGTGGCTTCGAGATTGTTGTCGGAGGCGAGGCGGGTGACGCGCAGACGGTCGGCGTTCAGGTATCCGGACGGGAAGGCCACCTCGTCAAGCATCTGGCGCTTGATGGCGGTCATGCCCTTACCCTTCGCGGTACCGTTGATGGCCAGGCGCATTGCGCGCTTCGCCAGCTCAGGCACCGTCTCCAGATAAGTCATCAGCTCCTTAGATCCTGCGGTTACTACGGTGACGGACATAATCAGGAACTCCGCTTAACCCACCATTTCTCTTCTATCGGCCCGACCATAGGCTCGCGGGCGTCGAGATACAACACTGCGTTGTCAAAGCCGGGCTCAGTGATGACCAGTACGCCTCCACTGCGCGGGTCGATGCCCAGCGCGTCCAGCTCTTCGCGGTTGAAGATGATTCTTTCGATGCCGTCGATAATGTTCGCATAACCGCTGGAGTCGTAATCTCCCTGGATCACGATACGGTTATGCCACCGAACCGTGACAGGTACGGCGGCATCGAGAGACGCATCCTGATAGGTCGCGTCAAGACGGAAGGCCGAATGTACGGCCCTCCGCGCTTTGGCTTTCACCTCAGCAATTCTTGACATTTTTAGATGTCATCGCCCGCTGCATCAGCAGCTGACTTGTCGTTTTTGCCGGACTGCTGCGTTTTGCCGGACTGCTGCGTTTTGCTGGCAGTGGTGCCAGCAGCGTTTTTGTCAGCGCCGCCATCGGTGTTTTCAGCATCATCTTTGATACCCTGCTCTTTTTTGAATTTAGCAATGGCATCATCGATCGCCTGCTGCTTCTGCTGATCAATCTCAGCTTGGGTCAGCGTCACCAGTTTACCTTCATCGGTGCCCGGGTCGACAATCTTCGCCACTGCGTCCGGATTCACTTCTTCGATACGCTTCAGCTCTTCCGCGGTGAAGTTGAACGGCTTGCCGACCGGCGGCACAATGCGCTCGCCATCGCGGAGCAGGACTACAGTCTGGACTACTTTACGTTGAGGCATGGCCTTCTCTCCTGAAAAGTTTTAAACGCCCGGCGAACCGGGCCGTTCATTAGTGCCGATTAGAGCACTTTAAGCAGATAGGTCGCGTTCGGATCACGCGGAACCATCAGCGGTGCGCCCTGGGTCATCAGGTACTCGACGCTCGGGTCTTCGTTCTCCCACATTTTCGGGAAGTATTCGAGAGCCTGATAGCCAGCTGCCTTGTCCAGTACCGCGCCGAAGCAGCGAACGCCGTCCACTGACTGAGAAACGCCGAGCACAGAATCCTGAGGCATCAGGTACTGCGACTCGTTCTTCTCATCGCGGAATTTCTGCGTGTTCACCCAGACGTTAATCTTACCGCCGCCGTTCAGGCCAGCGATGGTGCCCATGTATTCGACACCTTCGAAGCCATCCCACAGACGGGTGATGCGCGTTTCAGAGCCGCCGACGGTGGTGTCCATCAGGCCGTTGCGGCCGAACAGCGCTTCCTTGCCGATCTTCGCGAACTGCGCCCATGCGTCGCCACCGAAAACGTGGTCAACGGTCACAGCTGCGCTGACAGACTTGTCGTTGGCCAGGCGGCGCATCATGTACAGGTCTTCCATCGCCTGCTCGAAGGTGTAACCTGCGGCAGCCCAGTTAACCGTACCAGTCAGCGCCGGATCGCGGCCGAAGTCCACGCGGGTTTTCGGGTAGTTCTCACCTTCGACGTCGACGTAGCCATACAGCAGCGCCTGCGCCGCCATCCACTCCCAGGTATTCTCGTGCATGGCACGATGCTTACGCAGGAGGAAAGCGATGACCGCCTGACGACGCTGATCGATGGTCAGCGAGCCGGTGGCCAGCGCTTCGCCCGGTTGGCGCGGGATAATCATGTTAGGATCGATGACGTGTTTCGGCTTAACGTACGCCGGTTTAAACGCCGTCATGGTGTGGCCTTCTTCGCGGATCACTTTACCCTGCGCAGTCGGCGCGACGAACGGCGCGATGCGGGTCAGGTCAGTGGACACTTTGTCGAAGGCAATTTTGTCTTCCGGAAAGTTAACCTGAGAGGTAAACCAGTTCAGGAAGAACGTCGGGAGTTGTTTAAACTTACGCTGCGTCGCGAGGAGGCGGTAAGTATCATAAAGTCCAGCCATTCTGTGTCTCCTTAGTACAGCGTGGTGATCTGGATGTTGGTGCGCGCAAATGCTGCTTTGCGGGCCGCAACGGAGGTGACACTCGCAGGCCACACAATCGCGTCAGGGTTGAAAACCCCACCGCAGTAGTACGGAGCGTAAGTGCCCGGAACGCCAGCTTCGTTAGCAATGCCGATCGCCAGTTCTGCGCCGTCACTGCCCGCCGGATCCCACGGTACGAGTTTACCAGCGTTAGCGCCTGCGTTAGCACGAGCGATAACCTGATATTTCGCGAACGCCACGCCGACAGGTTCGCCGTCGGTCACGATATCCGCTTCACCAGAATGAATCTGGGTAGGCTCCCAGGAGCCCAGGTCAAAATTACCTGCGAGCAGGTTTGGCAGAGATGCCATCAGAGTCATAAGCATTTTCGGGCTCCCGTGTTAAAACTTTTCGCCAGTGGCCAGGGTGAAGCTGGCCATCAGCTCGTCCACTTCTTCGCCTTTGCCGTCAGCCGGAGCATCCGCGCCGACTTGCGGATGCTGTGACGCGTTCATGGCCTGAGCGAAGAAGTTGGTCTGTGCAGCCGGTGCGGCCGGTACAACCGGAACGTTTGCCTGTGCTCCCGGAGCTGCAGCAGTCGGAGCGGATGGCGCTGCCGGTGCAGCTGGCGCTGCCGGTGCAGCTGCTGAAGCTTCAGGCGCGGCAGCGGACAGAATCGCGCTGGCCTCATCCACGCTCATCGTGGTGCTGAAAGCCAGGTGAGAAGCGAGAGTGCTTTTACCCTTTGCCGCTTCGCAGTTCATAATGCCCGCGATGCGTTCGCGTTCCATTTTTGCCGGGTCTGGTGCCTGCGCATTAGCGCCATCCGGCTTGGTGGTTTGTTCTTTGGTCATTGAATCGTCCTCAGTGGTTGAGCCGGATGGCCCGTTAATAAACGCGGAGATGGCCTGTGTCGGCGTCTCTACCGCGTCAATTAGATTCAGCGCCAGCGCATCACTGGCGTTAAAGCAGCGCGCTTCCGTGTCACGTACTGCCTTCTCGTCTATCCCACGATTTCGCGCCACCAGTGCGACGAACTTATCGCGGGTTGCGTCTACGCTCGCCTGAATGTTCGCCTTCACTTCCGGTGACAGCTGCTCAAACGGGTTGCCATCAGCCTTATGCTCCCCGGCGGTGATAAGTGTAATCTTAACACCATAATCCGACAGGAGCTTTGAGATGTCCGTGTGCATCGAGATGACGCCGATACTACCCGCTCCGCCCGAAGGCGTCACGGAAATTTTATCCGCGCTGCTCGCAAATGCGTACGCCGCCGAATAGCAGTTGGAGTCGACCACGGCCAGCGTCGGTTTTTGTCCTCGCATTTCAAACGATTCATCCGACAGTTCAAAGCATCCTGCAGCTTCGCCGCCGTTACTGTTAACGTCATAGATAATTCGCTCCACGTCCGGGTCAGCCATCGCTTCAGCGCGCTGCCGACGGATGAAGTTATACCCGGTGACGTCGCCGTAATAATACCCGCCGTAGCGGTTAATCAGCGAGCCATGCACCGGAATGATCGCGGTGCCGTCGGCAAACGCGAAGTTTTTACCACGGGTTGAGCTGCTGTAGCCGTAGGTCTGGCACAGCTCGTCAAACTTCATGTTGAGCAGCTCTTCGGTCATGTCCTCCGGCAGCTCGCCACCCGCCATCATGGCCTGAGCGTACGCGGCGATTTGCGGAACTGCGCTCGGCTCAATCATCATGGGCTGAAGCTGCATACGGGCCAGCGCCTGTTTGAAAGCCTGCGTTGCCATTTTACTCATTGGTAGCATCCTCGGTTTCTGCGGTAGTCTTCTCTTCGGCGCTGCCGTTTTCCGCAGTATCTTCCTGCACGGGCTGACCAGAGAAATTAAGTTTCTTCTCTCTGATAATACCCTCTTCTTCGGCGCGCTGGTCAAACACTTCTCGCCAGTCGCCGCCCAGTCTTGCGATTTCAATCTCGTACGTCGACAGCCCGTTCTTGATTCGCAGGATAGCAGCTTCGGTTTCTTTCTTCTCGTCGATTTGACCGCGGCTCGCGCCAATCCACTCGGCTTTGCACAGCGCGTCTTTGACGAGCGGAGCGTAAAACCAGTCGCGCGTCTTGCCCGGCGGCAGCGGAACATTGCCCGCCGCAATTTCCTCTTCCAGCCACAGGGAGTAGATGTGACTCGCGAAACGGTCAGCCACCATCTTTTTGCGGCTGTTCATGAATTTCCAGGTCTCGCCCATCGAGGCGCGCGCACTGGAGTAGTTGGTTTTGGTGTAGTCGCGGCTGAACTGTTCGTACGAAAGCCCGAGGCCAGCGGCGATGTTGCGCAGCAGTGACTCTTCATAGTCAGTGCCCACGCCGCCAGGGGTGCCCATTGGCTGCATCTTCAGGCGCGTTCCCGGGAAGAGGTGCGGGATCTTAACGCCGTCTATCGCGATGTTTTTGGTTCTCGCGATGTACTCCATCAGCGAGCCCATGTAGCCGCCAAGCATTTCTTTGAAGCCGTTCTGGCCCAGACCCATCTGACTGAAAACGACTTCGGACGGCAGCTCCGACTCAATGGCCGCTGCGTACGACGCGTTTACGACGGCGTTCTGCAGGACGATCTCCTGGAAGTTTTTGGTCATGCGCATTTGCTTGAGCACCGACACCATGTCGCTGACACCGCGAGACTGGTCTGGCTGCAGCTGCTCGTAGATATGGATGACCTGACGTCGGCCCCACGGCTTCGTTGCAGGCACCTCGATCCATTTCCAGTCATCCGCGCCATACTCGGCGCCCGGGAAAGTTTTCTTGATGAAGTAGCTGATGGGGCGACCGTACATGTCCTGACGAACGCCGGAGCGCAGGAAGCGGTTGTCCATCATGCCGTCTGGGTTAGACAGGCGGGTCGGGGAGATCATCTGGATGGCAGTGCTGAAAGGCCGGTTGGCCTGGCGCAGCCACTCTGCCGTAGCCACGACCTCTCCGGTCATCAAAACGCTGCTGATGGCCAGACGAATCATGCCGGTCAGCGTGTTGATGCCCGCGGCGTCGAAGTAGTTCTCCGGCGAATCCGCCACGAGGTTAAACCGCGCCTCTACCTCTCGCTGCCACTCGCGCGCCCACGCTTCGTTGACGCCCAGCACCCGCCAGTTAGGCTTAGCATTCAGACGGTACTGCGCGCCGACGATGCTGTCGCGGTGAATGGCCATTGTGCCGATGGAGTAGCCATCGTTTTGAATCATGTCGCGCGCACGGGCATCAGCCAGGTCTTTGTTGCCCAGCTGGATTTGCTGGTCTGGCGAGATTATCGCCGGGTTCCAGCTCATCGTTTCTCGCTGTGTGCGGCTCGCCCCTTCCAGCCCGCCACCAATCATCGACTGCTTTGGCGCCGCGATGGCGCTCAGGTGATCGATAACGGCGAGGTTGGCTCCGCTGCTGTTTTTCTTGCTCATCAGAAAATGACTCCTACCGGGCCGCGCGCGATGCCGAGACCGATAAAGCATACCGGGTCGGTCGGGTCAATGCGGCAAATCATTGCCCGCAGCTGCATGATGTAGTTCAGCAGGTTCTGCTTGTTACCCGCCGTGTACTCGATGCGCTCAGCATTCTGGTCAACATAGACGCGAACAGAGCCGCCGGTCATGAGGTCATGATAGGCCTGCTCCGCCTCTTTCAGTTTGAGTTTAAGGTCTGTAGTGTCGATCATAATTGCCTCACGCAAGCGCCTCGGCGAATTTGCCGAAATCTATCTTATCCTCGCTCGCCTTCATCTGGAAGCGCTCGCCTTCATCTGGCTGCGATACGAGGTCGTTTTTATCCCACTCTTCCGCCCAGCCGACAGGGTTCTCCCAGTCCATCATCTCGACAGCCAGCAGCTTGGGCGAAGCGCAGAGAGCGAGCTGATAATACAGCAAATCCCACGCTTCGTTTCGCAGGTTTTTCGGGTTTTGCCATCCCTTGTCCGTTCTGACCTCGGCGCACAGCTCCGAGAAGAACGCATCCGGCATCCACGTCGCCAGGTGAATCATGCCCTTCCCGGGCTCCATGACGTCCAGTCGTCCGTTAAGACTGTCCTTCATCATGTTAGAGTTTATGAACAACACGGGAATATCGCCGCGTGCTGCGGATTTATTATCTTTGCGCTGGCTGTCCGGGAAGCCCACGCGAGTACGCGGCGCCGAAGCGTTTGGCTCACCTTTCAGCAGAATGAATCGGCCAGCGTTGCCTTTGTCACGCTGCTCACGCCAGAAGTCGTACGCCTTGTCGGTGGTACCGGCTTTACCGCCGGAGTCACAGCCCGTTATCTTGACGCGCATCCGACGACCGGAGCCATCAGCCAGCGGGTAGGACGCGTTGATGACCCGTTCTTCCAGCAGGCGCCAGTCCTCAAGGTAGGCTGAGCTGTTAATGGGCAGGCGCTCGCCGTCCACGTCCAGTCGCTCGGACTTGGCGATCTTAAAGCGGTCAATCGGCACAACGTCAAAAGGCTGGCCGGGCATTATTCCGGACACCATAACCTCAAAACGGTTCTGCTGGACGTCGACGGTCGCCACGAGGAAACGCACGCCATTCGGTACCATCTGCTCCGGCAGCTTCTCGGCCCGGGCTTTGAGTGCCTCCGGTACGCGCAGAGACTCCTGGCTTTTCGGGCGGTAGACTTCGCCCATGTCGTTGTTCCAGAATTTCTTCAGCGCCTCTTCGGACATCGTGCGGTCATATTCATCCAGCGCGTCGAGGTAGGTGGTGACGAGGCTGCGCCACTGAGCGAATGCCGCCGCCGTGCCGCGCAGCCAGAAAGACGCGAACTGCGTGCGAGGGCGCTTACCCGTGAGCTGACCCTTCTCGTTGACACGGCATCCTTCCGGCACCCACATCCCCCACTGCTGCATCTCGTGACGTTCGTCAGGGTGGATCTCCACGCCGCAGTGCGGGCAGACCATGCGTACGGTTTCGCCGCGCTCGGCGTTGGACAGGCCTTCGCGAGTATCCCACTGCAGGTGTTCGAATTTGCCCTCGAACCACGTCCAGCAGTGCAGGCATGGCCACTGCCAGCGTCGACGGTCGCCTCGGTTGTAGAGCGCGAAAATGCCCTCGCAGGGCGGCGCTTCATGCTCGCCTTTGGCTATCCAGTTTGGGTCGGTCAGCGGCAGGGAAGGCGAGGACTCCGCGCAGCACATGGCGAATGAGTTAAACGTCGTCGTACGCTTTGACGCCAGGTCAAACGGGTTGCCGTCGCCATCCACGTCCATCGGCATACGGTCGAAGTCGGTCATGATGATGCGGCCTACCGGGCGGCCTGCCATCTCCGTTTTCGACGGGAAGCTGAGCGTCAGCATCATGCCGTTTACATAGTGCTTGTCGAATTTGTTGTCGGCGTCGCGGCTTTTGCGCAGCATCATCCCGATCTCGGGGCTGTGCATGTGGAGACGGTCGATACGGCGCATCGAGAAGTCGCGCGCCGCGTTGCTGGTGGGGCAGAAAACCATCGTGTCCAGCGGGTCGACTTTCACCGAATAGGCCACGCCGTTAATGATGAGGGAGTCCGTTTTGCCGCACTGCGCCGGGCCGACGAACGCCATGCGGTTATACTCGCGGCTGGCGAAGACGTTCATCGGCTCGACCATGTACGGCGCGGTCTCATTAAGCCACGGCCCGATGTAGGCACCCGGCTGGTTGACGAAACGATATTTCTCGGCGGCAGCGGCAACGGTGAGACGCTCCGGCGGCCGCAGCTGCTCCGCCAGGTCTGCTACTATCGCAGCGAGGTTTTTATATTTCGTCGTCATCGTCCTGCTCCTGCTCTTTCTCAGCCTCAGGGCCGAAGCGGTTTACCAGGCCGTTAGCGCATTCCTGCAGCGCGCCGTCGAGAATAACGCGAAGCTTCTCGCGTTGTTCAGCGGTGAAAGCGATTTCGCGCTCCACGGTGTCACCGGCCAGCAGGATAGACATTCGCAGGACTTTGAAAACTTCGCTCATTATCGCGATGACTTTATCCGTCTCCCACAGGTTGCCCGCTTCCTTGTCGTACTCCTGCTTGGCGCGCATCCCGCCCCAAAACTCTTTCGTCAGATGTTTTGGCAGATCGTTCGGGTGCATTCGCTTGAGGTAGGTCTCGACGTCGTATATCGGCTTCACCAGGTGCGGCGCGACTTCATGGACGTAGTAGATGGGGTATCCGCCGCGCTCGCCACACGGCGCCACGTCCATTATTTTCGGCGTGATGTCGCGGCGATCCATGCGAAACAGTTTCCCGAGCTGCGTGATGTTCGCGCCCTGGAATATCATCGACTCGGTTTCAGAGTCGTTCTGGTTAGACCGGCGCGCCCTTAGCGCCATCGGTGCATTTTTGTTTTTCGCCACCATCTCAGAAGTCCTCTACGGCTGCGGCCAGTGCCTTCCTGCGCGCGTTGGCGCGTCGGCGGCGTATCCGCAGCAATTCTTCCAGTAACCATTCCTGGCCGTCCTTTTTGGCCTGGAGGGATTCGACGACACCGACGTCGACCGTCGGCATGGGCACCCACTCGCCGCGCTTATCCTGCTTCTCGCCTTCAGCGATGAGGTGGATAATCTTGACGACGTGCGTCTGACCCTGCCGCGCCAGTCTGCCGTTAAACTGCATGTACAGCTCCAGCGAGTGCGGGATGTCGTAGTAAACAATGATGTGGCCGCCTTTCTGCAGGTTCAGACCATGCCCGGCTGATTGCGGGTGCGCCAGCAGCAGGCTTATCTTGCCCTGGTTCCACTTCGTGACACATTCGCCTTCTTTGTCCATCTGAACCGCTTTAGGAAAGCGCTTCTTCAGGCGGTCAAGCGACGACTGGAAGTGGTACGCCACGAGAATGTTCTCTCCAGCGCACTCTTCTATGATTTCCTCCAGCATGTCAAGTTTTGCCGTGTGGATCTCGTAGATGTCGCGCTTCTGGATAGGCTTTCCGGTCTTCTCGTTAATGCCGTCCAGATAGGTGTTGTATAGCACGCCGGAGGACATCTGCAGGAGTTTGGCCGAAAGCGACGCCGCTGTCTCCGCCTCGACCATCACCGGCTGCTCATCGGCGCCATAAACCTCAACGATGAAATTCTCAGCCATCTCGGCGTACAGCTTCGACTGCTTGCGGTCGAGTTTCACCTTGCGGTTGATGTACACCGGCTGCTTCAGATCGAGATAGTCCTCGGCGCGCATGACCAGGCAGATGTCGGCGATTTTCTCCAGTATCTGCTGCTCCGAGCCCTCCCGCAGTTTGTATTTGAACGTCCAGCGGTTGTAGTTGAAATACTGCTCGCGGTAGACCGTGATGCTTTTGCCGAAGCGCGCGCCGCTGTCCAGCAGATAGACCTGGGCAAAAAGATGCTCGTAGGTCTCTGCCGCCGGTGTGGCCGTCAGTTCAACGAGGCGTTTGATGTACGGACGAACGCGGCGCATTGCTTTAAAGCGTTTGGTAGTGTGGTCTTTGAAGGAGCTGCTCTCGTCAATGATAACCATGTCGTATGGCCATCGCTGGCGCCACTGCTCGGTTAGCCACTCGACGTTATCACGGCTGACAATGTGAATGCTGCACGGGTTTTTGATGGCCTCCAGACGCTGCTTAACCGAGCCGTCAATAACCTGAAACTCAAACATGCAGGTGTGTTCCCACGCCAGAATCTCGTCCGGCCATGTTTTGCGAGCAACGCGCCGGGGCGCGATGATCAAGACGCGGCTGACCTCGAAATTCATCAGCAGGTCAACCGCGGCGGTCAGGGAGGTGATTGTTTTGCCGAGACCCATGTCGATGAAGAGCCCGCAGAAAGGCGTGGCCATGATGAAGTCATAGGCCTCTCGCTGGTATTTGTGCTGCTGCATCCGCTTATAGGCGACCAGCTTAAATTTCCGGTGTCGGTATTCAGCATATGAAATCAAGCCAGCTTTTAGCTTCTTCAACGCTGTCGACCCATACGACAATAGCCCCATATTTGCGCATCTCCTGGTGGCGAAGTAACTGCTGTTCGGTTGGTACCTCTCCGGGCCTTTTTATCTCCATGAAAAGGTGCCAGCCGTTTTTGATGAACAGGCGATCCGGTACGCCGCGCTTGCCGGGGGCGACGAACTTCGCCACCCACCAGCCGGTCGCGAGAGCGTACTGCCGGATCTCCTTCTCGACTTTCGACTCTTTGACGACTTTGGCGGCCATCAGTCTTTCCTGTAGTGGAAGCCTTCCCACCCAGCTGCGCCGAGGGGTAGACCTGGTGCCCACGGTATCGGCGCCGTCATGTGCTGGCGCAGACGATCGAGATTTCGCTCTTCGTCGTCGACCGGCACTTCCGTGATGATTTCATCGTGGACGTGGAACGGTATGCCGAAGCCGTCTTCGTGCGCGCGTTTCAGCCCACCGGCCAGCACGTCACGCGCGATAGCCTGTACGATGTTTTCCACCAGCTTGCCGCCGTAGGTGTGCTGGAGACCCCATTTCGGGCCGTCTTTCCCGTAGTAGAGAATCTCCTGGCTTTCGAACGTCTTGATCTCGCCGGTGTGTTTGTCCGTGTACTCGACGGTTTTCTTTTTCAGGAAAGGCTTGAAGTAATACAGGCGGCGCCCGGACGGAAGAACGATGGCCATGAACGGCTTACGAAACTCGAAAGTAACCTTGCCGCACTTGACCGACCGGCGCTCTTTGATGCACGTCTTGGCTGCATCTTCCAGCTGGCGCCAGTACGAAACGATTTCAGGGCAAAGCTCGCGGAACGCATTCACGGACGCGTGCGCTTCCTGCTGGGTCATGAATACGCCCATACCTTCGCCGTATGCCCACAGGCCGTTTTTCTTTTTCTTAATCGGGTCGAATTTGCCGCCGCCGAGACCATAGCCCGCGCCGAGGGTTGCCGGTTTGGCTTTGCTGCGGTGCGGTTTTGTCTCTTCGTACGGTATCTTCAGCCACTCTGCGGCGAACGCCCGGTACAGGTCTCGCCCGGCGTGCAGCGTGTCCATGAACCATTTGCAGTCAGTCAGCCAGCCGATAACGACCGATTCGATGGATGCCAGGTCTGATACCACAAAACGGTAGCCTGGGGTGGGGATGAAGGCAGAGCGGATCAGACCGACCAGCGCGTCCATCGGCTCGCCGACCAGCAGCTCCAGTCCTTCCATGTCGCCTTTTTTCACCATCTCAATGGCGACGTCCTGCATGTACTCGTCTTCCAGCATTTTTGGCGTGCGGGGCAAATTGTGCAGCTGAACGCCGCGTCCTGCCCAGCGGCCGGTGCGGCTGGCGCCCCACATCTGCAGCGAGTAGCGGTATTTGTTATCTTCCTCGGTCATGGTGCTCAGCATCGTGTTGTATTTGCCGAGCGACGACTTGCTGACGTTCTGGCGCAGCTTCAGCACGCGACGAACTTCTTCCGGAAGACCCAGCTCATCGGCTTCGCGCAGCGCCTGCTTTACTGTTTCCGACTGCATGTCGCTGAAGTGGTAGCCGCGTTCTCCCAGCCAGGGCAGCAGCTGAGACACGGAGTTGGGGTTACTGAGGCCGGTAATGTCGCGCATCTCTTCAAAAAGGATCGGCTTCCTGCGCTCGGCCACCTCAAGTGCCATGCGCGCAAATTCGGCGTTGACGGTGACTCCGGTGTCGTTGATGTACTGGTCTAGCGCATAGAGATCCCACTCGCTTTCCAGAATGGGGTATTTCTCCGTATTGCCGAGCCGACGGCCGATAGCGGACTCCGCGCGCACGTCCTGTCGGTTATAGCCGCCAAAACTGTCAAACTCTTCCGGGTGCGTCGTCCAGTCGTGCCATTCGCGTGGGTCGGCCTTTGTTGGTTTACGCGGCTTTGAGAAACGCGAGATGAGCTTCGAACCCTCTTTGCTCTTCAGCATCTCTTCGGGCAGGCCTACCAGTCTGCCAATCATTGCGAGGTCGCCAGAGAAGCCCAGCATGTACGCCAGCACCATCGTACAGCGCCAGGAAGAATACGGGGTTTTTATGCCGAGGACATGCTCGGTCATGTTGCGCTCAAACTGCGCGTTGAAGGCCCATTTGATAACTTTCGGATCGCGGATAGCATCAATCAGCGGTTTTGGCGGCCGTCGGCCCTGGCGGATATCCCAGAAGTCGATTTTCCCTGAATCGTTCTCTTCCCAGGAAGCCATCAGCACCTGCGTGGTCGGGTCTCGCACATACCGGGCCAGGCCTGCAGTGGGCAGGTCGGTTCGGCTACGGGATTCATAGTCAAGGCGAATGTGGTCAGGCATTTTTAACTCCAGATGAAAAAGCCCGCCCGAAGGCAGGCTTGCATTAAGCGGTAGCGGTTTTAAAAATCATCATCGCTGCCAGCGTCGCCGGAATCCCAGTCGTCACCGCCGCCTACGTCATCATCCCATGCCTCATCGTCGTCGACACGACCTTCACCAAACGGCTCACCGTCACGCACGAAGCGCACAGCTTTCAGGTTGGCGTTGATACGTTTGCCGTAGGAGTTGTTCTGCACCCAGGGGTTGATAAGAGCGGATACAATGCAGCCGCCGTAGAACATCTCTTTGATTTCTGCCTTGTCATCCTTAGGGTGCATCTTACTGCCGTCCGCACGACGAACGGTAGGGTGCGTCTGTTCGCGGGCAGTAAACTTAAAGCGGCCTGCGCACTCCGGCTTGTGCTCGAACCACTTATCGCCGTCTTTCACGAACATCTTGTCGCCAGCGATGTTAAGTTTCTTTTCTGACGCCAGCTTGCGGCAGATATCGAGCGCCTCTTTGATGATTTCCCGATGCGTCTCTTTCGGCGCAAGGAACTCAGCACTGTACGCCGGTTTATCGCCGGTTTCGCCTGCCCACATCTCATCGAGGTGCGGATAGCTCAGAATAACTTCATCCAGACGAATCATGCCGTTCGTGTAAACGACACCGCCCTGCATACGCTTAGCCACTACCAGTTTTTGTTTCTCAGCCATTTTGGCCATCCTTTCGGGTTACGGAGTTACGGAGTTACGGAGTTACGGAGTTACGGAGTTACTCATCGTCCCAGGCACCTTCGTCGTGGTCTCCCAGGGCGACTCTTGGGTCGTCGTCATTGACAAGTGTGGGTTTTCCGGGAGGCTTGAACACGTAGTTGCGAAGCGCAACGTCGATGCTCTTCCTGTCCAGCTTTGCCACCTTCCTTAACTTTTCCTCTGCCTGAGCCGGAGAGATAACCTCTTCGGTGACGATATCCTCCATCTCAAGGCCGAGGAACAGCAGATGATCAATCGCCGCTTTCTGGTTACGGAAAACGCGATTTGATTTTCCATCCACCAGCTTCTTGCCGGGAATGGTGTGGCCAGCGTTAGCCGCGGCCTCCAGTTTTGCGTTGATGGCTTTAAACCACTGCTCAACGGGCCGACGAAATTCCAGAATGCGCACCATGTCCGCCTCGTCCAGCACGGCCACTTTGGCGAGGTGCATCTTGTACTCTTCGCGCAGCTTCTCTTTCATCATCGACATATGGTGCTCCGTCAGTTCTTCCGCGAGCAAATCAAAATCGCGGTAGACGAGGTTTTCCAGCGCCACGGCGTTCGCGACGCAACTGTCTTTCGCTTTGCACCACTGACAGCCTTTGGCACTCACCCGGCGCGGCGCGTTAATCTGCCACGCCTTCGCAGCGCGCTCGCGGACGAACTCGGCAAAATCCAGTAGCTCGTCGCGCGTTATTTCCCACTCGCCCCAGTTATGCAGGCGCGGCTGAGCGATGCGGATAACTATCTTTTCGAAATGGTATTTCCAGTCCCATTTGTAAAAGAATCCCAGCGCATACAGCATCGCCTGGGTGTTGCCCACCGCGTCGACCCAGATCCCCTTGCCGTATTTGAAGTCCGTGATAATCATCAGACCCATCATGCAGCAAACGTGGTCGGCGGTACCGCCCTGAGGTACGAAATCCACCGGCACCGCCAGCGGGTCTTCCTCAATCTCATCCTGATTGGCGTACGGCATCAGCTCGGTAAAATAGACTCGCTGCTCGACGAAGTGGTCGCCTTCGAGCCATTCACACCACAGCACGTACTCTTCAACGAAGTCCAGCATCACTTCGTCGATAGGCACTTCATAAACCGGCTTGCCTTCGCCTTCCGTGACGCTGACGACCTCACCGAGCCGATGGTCGGGCTTAACGCCAGACTTCAGCCACTGCTCTCCCAGCTCGTGCGCCACCGTTCCTTCGGCAGCCTCGTACGAGCCGTCGTCATCTTCCAGCAGGTTCGCGATAAGGCTTCCGCTACAGTAAAGCCACATCGCCGAACCGGACGGCGCAAAAATAGAATGCCCGCCGTTTCCAAATTCATCCATGAGGCGGAGAAGAAAGGATCTGGCGGGCATTGTTTACTCCAAAAAGCCCGGTCGCCCGGGCCTGGTCAATCAGAAGTCGTCGTCAGCAGGAGTGTCGCCTGCGGCATTATGCGCTTCCAGCTGTGCGGTAGCTTCTTCGAACAGCACGTCGAATTTATCTTCGGCGATGTCCGCGAGCTTAGCAAAGCCGTGTTTCTTCAGAAGAGCGACCGCAGCGTCTTTGCCAACGGTGTCTTTCAGCGCAACGATCGCTTCAGTGGTTTCCTGCTTGGTTTTCGTTGCTTTCGGGGTTTCCGGTTTAGCCGGTTTGGCGTTGTTTTTCTTAGCACCAGAAGCAGATTTATCAGCTGCGGCGCCAGCGGCGTTGCCGTTTGCAGCGGTGTGGGCCTGCAGGGCAGCGGTGCAGTTATTCAGGGCTTCAATCAACAGCTCAATAGAACCAGACATATCTCACTCCGTTATTGGTTAGTAGGTTTGTCGTTTTGACGAGCTAAATGTAATTCGTGGGGCGGGCCAGCGTCAAGCGGTATTTTAAAATTTTTTACGTGACAGAAATCAAAACTTACTTTCCGGATGCAAATTTATTACGGCGGTACCATAAGATTTGCGTTGACGGGAGCCGGTCAGGCGGCCTAGTATCTGCAAATCTCGCGCGCCTGTGCGTGGGGTTTTATTTTTGAGGAACACACTATGCGCTTTCCAGACTGGGCACGCAAAGACAAATACATGCGACTGAAGTACCTGTGCATGATTATGTCTGCCTACGCCCACCGGGACGGGTCAATGCAGCAACTATCCCGCCTCGCCGATGTGAATTACCACACAGCACTGAAAGCACAGGAAGCCGGACGCATGTCATACCGTGTTGCCACCGCGCTCGCCTCGGCGGCCAGCGGTTCGGGAGTGAAGGCGACCTGGTTAATGGCGCCGGAAGCCATGCGGTTTGATGCTGAAGGCGAGGTGCTTGAATGAAAAGATATCTCCAGCAATACGGCAGGACGTTGCTAGAAAACGGCTATGCCTTTATTCCAATCTCCCCTCTTGACGCGAAGATCCGCGACAAAAAGACCGGTGAGCTGGTGCCTTTCAAGGCGGCCGGTAAAGCGCCGCTCATGAAAAACTGGGAGTCGGTTGCAGTTAACGAAGACGCGCTGGAGGAATGGCAGAAGAAATATTTCCGCTACGGCATCGGCATCCGCACCTGGTTCACGCCAGCGGTCGATATTGACTGCATGGACGTCGACGCGGCGAAGCATATGCGCGATTTCATCGAAGCCAACGTGGGGTTTGCACCCGCTCGCGTGGGCCGGGCGCCAAAAACGCTGCTCGTCTACTGCGCTGACGAACCGTTCACGAAAGTGAAGTCGCACAGCTGGGTCGATGACTTCGGCGAGAAGAACGCCGTGGAAATCCTCGGTGCTGGCCAGCAGTTCGTCGCCTTCGGTATCCACCCGGGCACCCAGAAGCCGTATCAGTGGGTCAGCAAAGACACGCCGCTGACGATGCACGCTGACATGGATCTCGAAGTGCTGAGCCTTGCCGACGCGCGCCGCATCGTGGATGAGTTTGACCGCTATGCGATGGAGCAGGGATGGGAAAAAATCCAGCCTGGCGACAAGCTGTACGAGCCACCGCAGCGCGGGAAAATCGTCGGCGGCGCGCCGGAAGACCGCTCCGATGCCCTGGGCGAAGTGGACGAGGACGACTGGGTAGACGCAGACGACGCGAAAGATAAATGGGACGGCACGTACGCCGAGTTTGCTGCCCTGCTGGAAGACCTGCCACCAGCGGAAGACTATTCTGCCTGGTTCCCGGTCATCGCAGCCATCAAAGACGCTGAGCGCGAGCAGGATGAGTTTCGCGAGCTGGCGCAGGAGTGGTCAGCGCGCGCGTCGAACTACGACGAGGCCGCGTTTAACGACAAATGGGATAACGGGAATTTCCGCCGCACCGGCGGTGCCACCTTCACCGTCAGAAGTCTGGTGAAGAAAGTGGAGGATGCCCGTATGGAAAAGGACATCTTACTGCGGGTTATCCCGATGTTCGAACAGGCAGAAGACCTGTACGAATGGGATCGCGCAGCTGAGCGACTTCGCGAAACACCGGTCTGGGGAACCATTCGCGATCACGCAGTAGAGCTGGCCTGTGATAACTACAAACGTATTACCGGCAAGAAAATCCCTGCTTCCACCAAACGCAACGCACTGTCTGTCGACCACAAGCAGTTTGATGCGCCAGCCTGGATAGAGCCGTGGGTGTACGCCGAGAAAGATAACCTCTTCATCAACCGCGAGACGAAAGTTGCGCTGGTGCCGCACGCGTTCAATAACTCGCTGGCGCAGCATACCGCATTTATGGGCTGCAGTCCTGAGCAATTCGCCACCGCTTTGCGGCCGGTGCCGATTATCCACGGCATGATGTACTACCCGGACATGCACGGCCGGATGCCAGGTTCGTCATGGAAGCCTGAGGTCGGCGTGCCAAGCGAAGACTTTTTCCGGTGGCAGGGAAAACTCTGGCTGAACACGTTTGACCCGAAAACGATGCCGGGAGTGCCGGAGAAAATCTCTAAGAAAGGCCTTAAAGCCGTTGAGATTGTGCAGGACTTTTTCCGCACGCAGTTCGTCGACCCGGAAGAGTACCGGCACGCGATGGACTGGCTGGCATGGGTTATCAATAACCCGAACAAACGCATGACGTACTCGCTGGTCATTCTCGGCGGCCAGGGTTCCGGCAAGACGATTATCAAGAAATTCATGTCGTACCTGCTGGGCCGCGAAAACGTCGGCACCGTCAACAACCAGGTTATCCACCGGCCATTCACGGGATGGCAGGCCGGGTCGATGCTGAAGGTCATCGAGGAAATCAGCGTTGCGGGCCACCGCTATGACGTCATTAACTCCCTGAAGGAGCCTATCACTAACGAGCAGCTTTTCATCGAGAGGAAGAACCGCGAAGGTCAGGACGAAGTGAACACGGCCAGCTGGATGATGTACACCAACGACATCGCCGCGCTGCCGATTAGCAATGGCGACCGTCGTTTCCTGATAGTCCGGTCTCGCTTTCGCAGTAAGGAAGACGCGATGGCTTTCCTGAAGGACAAGCCCGGCTTCTTCAAAGACTTCGAGAAGGCATTCAAGGCGTGCGCTGGCGAGCTGCGGCTGTGGTTCCGTGACTGGGAATACAGCGAGGACTTCGACCACTCTTCCGGTATTGCTCCGCTCACTGAAGCCACCAGCGACATGATCGATAACGCCCAGGACGACTTCACGAACTTCGTGGAAGACGCCATTGCGTCTGACGATGTGGCGGGCGTCACGGACGAGCTAATACACACAGGACTGTTACTGCGCAGCGTGCCCCGTGACATACGTCCTAGTGACAGCAGAGTGGCATCACGACTGTCAGCGCTGGGGTACTCGAAAGGGCCGGTTAAGCGTATTCAGCTGCGCGTCAACGGGGTTCGTGGATCAGTATGGATGCGCCACCCTGAAAAGTGGATGAAGGACAAAGACACCATCGACTACGACGCCATGAAACTCCACCTGGAAGAACAAATCGCGTCTTGCGCCGCGAAGGAGGTCGCCGATACGTGGGCGTAAAAGTGCATTGCGGATCCGCGCGTCACATCCAATTCGGGGCTTCGGCCCCGTTTTTGTTTTTTGGTTTTTGGGCGACACACCCTCCGCTAAAAATGGGTGTGCCGGGTAAACCTATGATCTGCATGACTTTTTCGGCACTTTCACCATGACACACTTACTCTCAAAACTCGCTAATACATACATATAATACGTAACGTGAAACGCCATTACGATCATCACACAATACCTACTTACCTTATATACACATTAAGTGTGTCTGTGTGTTAGTGTGTTAAGAGTATAGTAAATCCTTGTACAGTAAGGCTTTTTGACCGACACACTTAATACGGCAAATCTGTGTTTCCGGAAACACACTGTGCCGTCGAGATGACCGCGGCCTGTAAGTCGCTGATAAATAAAAACTTTCAATGCGGGGCTATCGACGAATTTCTGAAAAATTATCCTGTTAGCTACGCTAAGCCCACCGGCGGCCCCACGTAAGTTGCTGATTTTCAAGGCGGCGCTATACAGGAACCGGCAATTTTTCGCGAATCGCGGCTCTGCGCACC